AAGGTTGTGAACCTAACACTATTTACATTGACCCCACTTATGGTACAAATGGAGTTGGTACTATTGCAGACCCTAAGAATACTTTTGTCGGATTGACATTCCAATCCAATTACACATATAAGGTTAAGAGAGGAACTTCTTTCACAAGCTCTGTTGCTATTACAGTTAATTCTTTAACAGGAGTTACTATTGCTGCCTACGGGGATGGGGCAAGACCAATTTTAAACTTTACCAATACCGGAACAGGGAATTATGCTTTCAGGTATTGGACTTGCACTAATTGTACCATTGCTAATATCAATATTACAACTCCGGGGACTAATTCTATATATACCGCTATACAAGTGACAAGCGGTTCAGGTATTATGATTGCCGGAATGAAGATTAATAATATTTATTACGGCATTACTGATGGGGGGATGGGTATTAATGGAGCTGACTCTCCGGGAATAATCATAGTTAATAATATAATTGATGATGTTGGGTGTGATGGAATATACCTTGCAAGTTGTAATCCTCCAACAGTGTCAGGTAATACTATAACAAAAATTAATCAAAATTATGGGAATGCTTTAGGGCTTGGGAATGGTGCATCTGGTGATGGAGTTCAATTTGATGGCAATTACAATGGATTCTATTTTGCTTACAACATTATTGACAGAACAGATGCTTTCACAGGCAACAAATATGGTGCTATCTTTAATAGTGGTGCAGGCGTTTCTGACAATGCTTCAGGTATTATTGAACATAACGTTTTCTCTGTTAATGCTGCAACTCCAGGATGCCTGCATATTGAAAGGGGCAATGGGATTATTACCCGATATAATACATTCAGTGGTCCGAATACAGGATTAAGGTTGGGCGGTGCTTATACCTCAAATAACACCATTCATAATAATATTTTTAAGAATATAAAAACCTGTATAGGTGTAGGCTACACTACATCTGTAGGTGGAGTTGTGGGAACAAAGATTTACAACAATGTCTTTTATAATTGGACTGCTTTTAATAATACAAATGGTGGTGGTTGTATATGGACTGACCGAGTAACTATTGAGGTAAGGAACAATATTTTCCATGTTGCAGGGAATACAGGACTTTGTATTTATAACTATGGCAGTAGTGTTTATACTATAACCAATAATTGCTATGAAACAAATACTCCTGCAGGAACACCAGGCAAAGGAACAGCTTCTATAACAACAGACCCATTATTTAAAGATGCTTCTAATGGAAATTTCCGCCTTTCATCAGGTTCTCCTTGTATTGGTGCAGGAATTGATGTAGGTATTACAGAGGACTTTGAAGGTAATACTAATGCTAATTTGAACTTGGGTGTTTACTTTTAATTAAACTACAATGGTAATATCTTTTATATCAGCTAAAGAAATTATTGCTAGAATTAATCATGATCTTACTATAGATCATTCTGATTGGATACCTAGTGCTCCGCTTTGGTTAGCAGATGGATTAGCACAACTTAATAGTAGTGCTGTATGGGAAGATGCTTGGGAAGAAGTAGAAATAGCTGAATATAAAGGTACTCTTCCTTGTAACATTAAAGTACTTCGTGCTCTTGATTATAACGGTGAACGGATGGTAATTAATGGTAAAATACCTAGCCCTTTTTATGATAGAACTACTTTATTTACGTCTAAATATACCTATGAGATATATGCAGATAGGAATATTGTAACTTCATTAGAAGAAGGTATTATTACTGTACTATTTAAAAGACCTGCTGTAGAATATTGGGAAGAACATAATGTTTATATTCCTAGAATACCTGATGATCCTTTTGTTATAGAAGCCCTTAAATGGTTTCTAATGACTAGACTTCTACAGAAAGGTACTAAACATCCTATTTTTAATCTTAAAGAGAATAATCCTTATACTAATCCTGCTATTGCATGGGAGAATTTTAGTAAGAAAGCTAGGAATAGTATTAGTATGTTATCTCCTGATCAAAGAATTGAGGCAAGTAAGTTATTCCGCACGTTTATAACTAACCTTAATTACTTTGACAATATCCAATATCCTACTTTAACAAATATAGCTTACAATGATATTGACTATCCAGGCATTATCTAATACATCACATAATGAAACTATTAAATTGGTTTGCAGGTTTCTTTGAAGATCATTCTGGTAGTGGAACAGGCAGTTCTAAAAGATTAGTTCTATATGTCTTTGTTTATTATGTAAAAGTTATTATAGATGGTAATCTTGCAGGTGGTAGAGTAGATGATACTATAGTGTTCGCTGTAGCAGGAGTTATCTTATTCCTTATAGGGGCAATCACAAGTGAGTTCTTTAAAGACTCAAGTGCTTTTATTTTTAAGAAGAAAACAACAGTAGAAACTAATACAGAAGCAACTAATCAGTAATATGGCTGACGAAGGTAAAAGGATATATGAATTAGATCAACTGCTAGCTTTAGTTAATAACTATAGTATAGCAGTTGATCGTGTTGGTAATCCTGAAGCTTTACGTATTACTCTATTACAACTTATTAATTGGTTAAGTACACATGCTCCTGTTACATTGGCTGATCCTCACAATGGATTATATTTAGTTAATCAATTACTAGGTCTTGCTATAGTTAGTACTCTTTCTCCTGGTGCTTGTCCTACATTACCTAACAATGCAGATGTATATCTTAATGGAGCAGGGCTTTGGACAACTCCTCCAGGCGGTAGTGGAGGTGGTGGAGAAGTAGAAGTTATTAAAGAAATTCCTACAGGTGCAGTAAATGGAGTTAATACACAATTTGTACTTAGTCAAACTGCTAATAATATTAGTATGACTTATGTATATGTGAATGGTGTTTATAGAACTGATTATACATATGATGTAGGAACCAAGACTATTACACTTGAGTTTGCACCTGCAACAGGACAAGTTGTAGAAGTACATTATTTTAGAACTATTATTCCTTCTGCTGAATTTGATGCTACTAATTTTGAACTAACTTTTGCTCGTAAGCCAACAGGCAATTCTTATTCAACAATAACAAAAGTTGATAATCTAACAACTAAAATTGAACACTTCTCAGATGTGACTAAGACAGTAAAAATATTCACTACAGATATCACAAGAATTGGCAGTGAAGTAACTACTATGGTAACTACTGATGAAGTAACAGGTAAGGTATTAACCGTAACTATTAACAGAGCCGGTGGAGTTATTACTGGTATAGATGAGGAGGTTGTGTAATGGCTAAATCGGCAACATTTACAGATATTGAAACTCCTACAGAGTTTTCTGGTGTACTTTCTTCTGGTGGAACGCTTATCGCTAACACTACTTATTACTATGCTGTTATGGCAGTTAAAAATACCTCTATCAATGTTTATCAATGGTCAGGAAATAGCTTACCAAGTACTACATTTTCAATAACTACAGATACTGTTAATAAATCTGTTGCTTTTACATGGAATCATCCTAAAGGTATTTGTCATAAATATATTATTTTTAGAGCAACCCAACCTCTCGTTCATAATAGTAATGGAGTTTTACCTATTTTTGGCAACCCTATTAACTATAATATTACAGATACCCTATTTAATATTGATGGGGTTTGTGCTTTTACAGATACTGGTATAGCTAATGAAGGCAATGCTTGGTATCAAAATGTGGCACATGGAACACTTCAACTTGAAAGTACAGCACCGACCACTGATATTTGGAGCATAGTTGATTTGTATAATTTAGATGTTGCTAATGGTTGGGGAGTTGTATTAAAACTTGAAGATAACGTATATAGGGTTAATACGTATTTAAAATGTTATAGTGGAGCAATATGGACAGATACCAATAAAACAATTATATTCTGGGATGATATAGATGCCACTGGAGGACATTTTACATTTGGAAACATAGATGCTAATTTAGTTACATCCAAAGGTTGTCAACTAATTTTTAATGCTACCTGGTTAGGTGGAACTACTTATGAAACTTTGAATGCATATAAGACTATTTTTAAAAGAGTATTAAGTAATCAACTTGGAATTGCATTTAATAATGGTGTTTTACAAGATGTTCATATAGAAGCTATTAGGAACTTTCAACCTAAATCTTCTAACTGTTTGTTTGTAAATGTCTTATATACTGATTGTGATAGTGCTTTTGGTACTGGTTTTGGAGCAACATTTAATAATGTAATTTTGGCAAGAGGTTCAAGAGCGTTTCAAACAAGTGGGAATACTATAATCAAAGTCTATAATTTGACTTTATTAGGTAGTGTTATTCCGGTTTTACTACCCGGAGTTAACAATCAAATAACCTTAGTTAATACTAATGTAACTCCTGAAACAAAGTTCAATACTACTTATAACACTAATGGGACTTGGATTAAAGAAACCTTTACTTATAACCTTAAAGTAATGAATTCTATAATAGGTATTGAGGTTGCTATAGTAAAGATTTATGATGTTTTTAATAATTTAATATATGATGGTATTACTGATGCTAATGGAGATATCCCACAACAAGAATTAATTTATAGAAGGCAGGATTATAGTAACGCTACTCCTTCTGTAAGAACCTCAACTCTTTATGCTCCACATAAAATGGTAATATCTAAAAACGGATATGAAACTTATACTCAATTTACTAATTATACAGGATGCTTTGCAATATCTCATGTGGTAACTCTCAAATCTTCAATAGAAGTAAGACCAACACTAAGAGGTAGAGCAGTTATGGCATTGAATCCTGAACTTGGAAGTAGTAGTGATTTAATTAACATTTAAACAATGGGACAACCTAAAGTAACTAGACCTGATATCATTGATTATGCTCACGATATAGATGATATGACTGCGCATAATAATGTTGCAGCACCTAATCGTGAAACATTTGTTGCTATAGATAGCGTAGGTGATGTAGAATATATACCTAAGGATTTAGTTGGAGGAAATTCTTTAATTATTCCAACACCTATATTTAGAGGATTTAGATATAAAGATAATATTAATCCTTACTATCCTAGAATTGATAATCTACAAGTTAAATGGAGTTCTGAATATACTAAATTTCTAGATTATAATCCCGAACTTTGGTTATTTAGATATAACAACTATGAAAAAATAGGTATTAGTTATAGTATTACAACAGGTATTGAACAAATTACAAATGGTAATTTTACTACTACTTCCGATTGGACTATAAACAACACAGGCACAAGTAATAATTATATTAGTGGTGGAGTACTTCATTTAGAAGAAGTTACAAATCAAATATTAGCAGCTAAATCAGATGTGGCATTACCTATAGATAAAATGTATTTAGTTACTTGTAAATTATCTAGTTATACTAAAGGTGCATTACAAATAACAGTAGATGGTGTTTCTGTAATGGAAATAAAAACAGGAACTCCTACTAATTTAATAATTCAAAATACTATTGAGCAAAAAGGTTTTATTGGAGTTATGTTTGGTTCAAGTGCTATTGTTGAATTTAATCTTATTGATTTGGGTACTGGTATCGAATTAGAAATAGATTATATTTCTGTTAAAGAGATTGATATAAATTATTATCAAGTTCGTAAAAAGAATTGGAAACATGAAACACATATGAATGGAATTAAATATCCTAATAGTAATTTTTATTGTGGTAAAACTAAAGCTGTTCCTTTAGATGTAAGTGCTAATGGTAGACATACTGAATTTGATTTTAATGTTATACCTGATGAATGGTCTGATGTACCACTTAATCCTTTTGAGTTTATTAGACAAGTTGATGGTTCAGGCAATATGCTAACTTCAACTAGTGATTTAAGTGGATTTACTTCAAAATTAACATTTGCTAAAACAAAAAGTGGATTGGAAATGAGATTTGGTATTGTAATAGATAATCCTGATAATACTTCTCCTTTTCCTAAATTAATTGGCAATCTTTCTGATTCTATTGCTATTCGTAGTCAATATACTATGATTAGTGAAGTAATGACGCATAGAATAAACTATTCTAAGCTGTGGCGAGGTCGAAGTTCAACATAAAGATGTTTAAAATATGGGTGCTGTAGTAATATATGTCCTTAGTGGTAGTATTCTAAAGGTGATTCCTTAGTGGTATTGTCTGCACAGCAGCACCCGTTTTATTTATAGTGTTAAATATAACTTACAATGGAATTATCTGGATTACTCTTAAATAATAAAATTGTTCCTGCTATTTCTAACAGTTGGAAAGATGCTAGAAACATTCTCATAGATAAAGGTTTTCAATCTTTTTCTAATGAGAAAGGTTTTGATGAACAAGTTACTCTACCTATGCCATTTATAGGTAAATGTTTTACGGGTAAAGAAACTATTGTATGGTTAACAAATAATGCTATATCTGAAATAGGAGTAGTTCGTAATGAAGAATATATTCCTATTATTAGAGATAGCTTATTTGCATTTGATACTAATTATCCTATTCAAGGTGTATTCACTTATAATTTTAAAGGTGAATTAATTGTAGCATGGACTGATAATAATACTAGTCCTAAGATACTCAATCTTGATAATCTTCCTTTTAAGTCAGGAATAACTGCTGATTATAATTTAATAGATCCTAGTGAATTTACATTAACAGAATTATTTCCTAATGTTAGTACTCCTGTAATTAGACCTATTACAGTATCTGATGGTGGAGGTAATTTATTATCAGGTGTATATTATGTTAGTGCTGCATACGGATATGCTGATGGTTCATTAACTAATTGGTTAACTATTAGTAATCCTATTTCTATAATAGAAGCAAATACATATAGAGGGTTTACTCAAATAGAAGGTTGTACTGCTGGTATTCCTACTAATAAAGCTATTCAAGTTGAAATTAATAATATTGATGATAATTTTAATTATATTTATATTAGTGTATTAACTAAGATAAATGGTATTATATCTGCTTACAAATTAACTAAATATACTATAGTTGGAGAATCACTTAGTGTTAATATTAATTCTGTTGATAGAGGTACTCCTTTACAAATAGCTGAAATTATTTCACCTAGCAATAGTTATGTCAAAGTTAAAACTATAACTACTGTTGGTGGTGAATTAGATTTAGCTAATCTTGAATCATTACCTGATTTAGATTATCAAGAATTTGCTAACAAGATAAATGTAAAATGGACTAGAGAAGAAACTATTTCATTAGATAGTTCATCTGGTTCATATAAAGATCCTATTACTATTTGTAGTAAACGTACATTTAGAGCAGGTGAAGTATATGGTTTAATGGCAGGATTAAGGTTGAAGAAAGGTGGTATATATAAACTATATCATATTCCAGGTAGGCCTCCTTTTACAGGAGATAGAGATACATTATCTCAAATTAGTTATCCTGAAGCATTTGCTCTAGATGCAACTGGTGTAAAGAAATACCAAGTATATGATACTTCAGTAGATGAAAGTAGTAATGGTACTAAAGGTAAAATGGGATTTTGGGAAAATAGAGATGAAGTATATCCTAGTCATTTTCCTGATGATGTAAATGATGATGCTTTAGCAGGACAACCAATTAGGCATCATAAGTTTCCTTCACTTAGTGCACTTGAAACATTTGGTAGTAAATTTATTGATTCTGTTGGTGGTATTGCTCCTACAGTAGATACTGCTACGCTTGGTCCAGATACAGGTGTTGTATTTGCGTCTCCTGCTAATTATTTAAAACATTTATTACCAGTTCCTACTAGTAATAATACATTTGATGCCAATGGTAATAATTATATAGCTACTACACCTCATTATGTAATTGTAGATTTAGCATTATACATGCGGGCTATAGTGCCTACTAATTCTAGAACACAAGTTAGAGTTAGAAAATTAGATAGTGCTAATAATCAAATTGGAGAAGCGTTAGTAGATAGTTGGGTATCATGGATAAAAGTACCTGAAATAGATCCTAATTACCCTCAGTCTGAATGTGAAGCAAATCATACTATATCTACTTTTTTGAATGCAGGAGAAAAAATTAACATTTACATTAGTTTACCGTTGACTAATTATAGTTCAATGGTTCGTACTTGTGATATATCTTTTCTTCAAAGTGATACTTATATTGCTCCTTCAGGTACAGCATTTACTAAACCATTAGGTCTTGTTATTAGTAATATAATTATACCTGATGAAATTAAAGAACATATAGATGGAATAGAGATATTCTATTATGAACGTGATGTTACAAATATGAGTATTCTAGATCAGAGTTTAATGATTAATCCTGATTGGAATACAGATGAATTAGATTTTACTAATAGTTTTAGGTTTCATGGGTTTGATACAATGAATAGTAGACTACCTATTAAACCTACACATATATCATTACAATTACAATTTGCAAAAGCTACTAACATTAATACTAGTTATTTACTAGGTACTACTATTATGCCTTATGGTGAAGCAATATATCAAATTGCTAGCGCTGTACTACTACCTGCTCATAATATTGCTACTACACCTAATAATTGGGCTAAAGAAAATTGTGTCTATATTGAAACAGTTAGTGATTTACCTAACTTGGGTGTTGTTTCAACATTACTTATAAATTTACATGCGTATAAACGGAATATGTATCCTAATATGCATGCTCAACGTGTTATTAGTACAGGTGTGTTTTGTAGAATTAATAATATTCAACCTGATGAAGAATTAATAGTTTACGGTGGTGATAGTTTTATTAGTGCTTATGGTATTATTGTATATAAAGATGCAGTACTTCCATTTAGTATGAACACAGATCCTATTTTATACAGTAGACGTAGTTATTTATTTCCTTGTGAGTCAAGTGCTAACATTGGTTTTAGAAACGAGGGTACTAATCCCAATGAAAAGTATTATCCTAAAACCCTTGTAACAGATGATATAACCTTTAAAGATGGATTACTATATGAAACAGGTAATTGGTTTGAATATAACGAAGACTACACAAGTGTACAGAACTTGTATTCACCTCTCCAAGATGATCGGAGTATACCTTTTACTAATCTCTTCCCCCATAGAATTGCCCGAACTCTTTCACAGAATAGTGAATCTAGTGAGTTAAGATGGAGACTTCTATTGGCTACTAGTTATTATGATATGCCTTCTGATAAAGGTCCGATTGAGAACATTATAGGTTATGGTCAATCTTTATTTATTAGACATAGAAATAGTACTTATAGAGCCTACGTAAAAGATTTACTAGCTACTCTTTCCACAACTACATATCTAACTAAAGGCGATATATTTGATAGAGAACCCGAAGAATTGATTCCTATACAAGAAGGTTATATAGGTTGTCAATCTAGGTTTTCAGATATTATAACTAAACATGGTGTAGTGTTAGTAGATAGAGAACGTGGAAAGATTTGGCTAGTAGGTGATGGTATTAAAGAACTTACTAAAGAATTTGTTGATGAATGGTTTGCAAGTAATTTGAATATTAGTACTGATGAATTTGTGGATTATCCTATATTGTATGATTTCGAGAGGTACATAATAGCTGAAACAGGTGTAAGTATAAACTATAAGAATAGTGCCTTATTTGGTAGCGCATTGTCTAATTTGGATAATCCCTATAAGGAAAAAGGTATAATTGTTGGGTTCGATGATAAAAACAATAGACTATTATTTACTAAACATAATACTATTATTAAAGAAGGTATTGTTGAAGGACAACTACAATTGCCTGTTGTATTAAAGCTTGGACTTAAAAGTAATTTTAATTTAGGTGAAGGAGAAACAGGTAATATAATATTTACACTTAATGTAGATGATGATAACTTTGATGTAAAACTTGAACCTGTTATGGAGGATCCTCAACTAGGAGAATACTTAATAGTATTTGATCGAGTAACACAACTAGTTAAGATTAAAGAAGCTATATATGCTAAATTAGTAGAGGCTGGATTAGAACTAGAATATGATGTAACAGTAGATAATTATTGTGTTACACTTGTAGCTGTTAATATGATTGCTTATAATAGTATCACTGATATAGATATAGAACATAGTGGTATAGTAATTGTGGATAGTGCCCCTAATAGGTCTATAGATCAAAGTGATAGTTTTACTTTATCTTATTTGATAGATAAATATTGGGTATGTTTTCATGATTATCTTCCACACGCTTATTTTACTAGTAGAACTAATGTACATTGTATGTATAATCTTACTAATACATCAAAAATATTTAATTTTTTCTCTGCTACACTAAGAGGAGAGTTTCCTAGTGCATACACTGTAGCTAAAATTGTACATCCTTCTTATATGGATATAGTATTAGCTCTTAAATCACAATTTGCTAATATCATAATTGATTCTATTGCATGGCAAGCTGATGTAAGAAATCCTGCTATTAACTTTAATCTTTGGAATAAGACTCTTACTCATATAATGATCTATACTGAAAATCAATGTACTGGTCTTATACCTGTAGTATTTAAAAATCCTATGACTAGAGTTGGTAATACTACATTTGATCAATATTGGGTATTAAATGACTTTAGAGATCAGGTGTTAGATATATTACAAGCATTTATGTTAGAAGGAGAATTGATTCTTGATAATATGAATGGAGAAACTCCTACTACTATTGTTCCAGGTAGAACATATATTACAGGAGGATGTGATTTATCAGAAGATCCTGACACACATTTACCTGTTAATTACGTAGAATATAATGGAGTTAATTATCAATATAGTGATTCTATTATTACAGGAATAGTTGATGAAACTAGCTTCGTACTTCACGGTACAGCAACTTTGAAAAATTACAAAAAATGGTTTGATTTGTCGTTGATATTTAGTAACTTCGCAATTGTCCGATTACTATATGACAATATAGAAGCTAATGATATTAGCGTTAATGCTGTTAAAATAAATCATTCACAAAAGATTTAAACTTGTAACATGGCTACTTTACATAAAATACGAAGTAATCCTACTACTAGACCTATTGTTCGTAAGGCTGCATTTGGTGCTTTACTAGGACCAGCTCTACAAATAGGACAGACTATTGGAGAAATGATGCCTGATAATACAGGTGGTGATATCGTTAAAGGTATCGTTAATCCTATTGCAGGTATATCTATGGTAGGTGATTTGTTAGCTGGTAGGCATCCTAGAAAAGATGCTAAGGCAGCAGAGGAAGCAGCTAAAGCTGAAGCAGAAAAAGCATTTTTTGCTAATAGGAAAATAGCAGATCAATCAGAAGCAGATATGATGAAAACAGGTAACAGGACAATAAGTTATTATCCTTATGGTGGTAAACTTACTTCACAAGATCTAGTAGCTAATCGTGCGAACCAGTCTGCGGAAACTATTCCTTTTTCTCAAGGGGAGACAATAGGAAGCCCATATAATCCTGCTAGTGGAGTTAAATCAGGTAGTCGTTCTCAGACTATAACAGCTCCTAATGGTTCTACTCAAGGTAGTCATGAAACCGGTGCTAATGTTCCTATTGTAAAAGATGGACAAACTGTAGCTATTGCTGAACCTGGAGAAGAGATTGTTAATAATGCAGATGGTACAGCTGATATACTTTCTAAAAGACTTGGTATTGCTCAGAAGTATAGGCAAGTAGAAGATATGTTTCAGAGAATCAATAAGATGATTCAATCTACTGTTGATCCTATTGAACAGAATGGTTTAAAACGTAAGCTTGCTCAACTAGAAGTACAGAAGCAAATACTACAGAGAGAGCAACAGGAAATAGATGCTCAAATGGAAGCAAGTGGTCAACAAGAAATGGTTGATCCTCAGCAAGCACAAGAAGGTGTACCAATGGCTACATATGGTAAAACTCTAGAAGGAGATCCTAGGAAAAAGGTTAGTAGATATGATCCTACTAGCCCTTATATGTTAGATAATCCTAATAGTTATCCTCAAGGTGTAGATAATCCTTGGCAAACATTGTATGATAATAGGGGTAGTGTTGGTGATCATGGAGAAGGATATTATGATAATCCTGCAATGAGAGGACAAGCTCCTACAAGTATATCTAGGAAAGGCAAAGGTGTAGCACATATAACACCTATGACACCTAAAGCTGTTACTATTGATCCTAATGCAGGTACACAGCCTATTACACCAATAACTTCCCCTACGCTAAAAACAGGACTTACTACTACTGTAGATATGCCACCTAAACCTAAGTTTGGTGAAGGTTTTGATTTGGAGAAAGGATTAGGTATAGCTAGTACTGTTGCACAATATGCGTTACCTATCATATCTAATATCAAAGCTAAGAAGAAGATGGATGAAATGATGAAGGATATTAATGCTTATAAACCTAATCTTAATAAAGTTAATCGTACTCCTTATAAAACTGAGACAGGTGATCAGATAGCAGGTATTGATTCTCAATATGCACATAATATTAGTTTTGCTGAGAAAGCTGCTAACCCATTAATTGCTGCTGCTATTGCAGGAGAAGCTGGTCAAAATAGGATTAGCAATCGTAATCAAGTATTTGCAGGTGCAGTTAATCAAGATATGAGGATGAAAGCTATGACTGACAACATGGCTAATCAAACTTCTGCTATGAATACTCAAATGTTGAATGCTTCTGATGAAATGAAACTTAATGCTAAACTTGGAATGAATGCACAAGAAATAGCATTAAATAATCAGACTGTTACTAATATTCAGAATATGATTAGAGAACAGAACCAAAAAGGATTTGATACTACTAGTGTTGAATTAGCTATGAAGTATCTTAATAATAATGGTGTTCTTACTCGTAATCATGCTGATATTCTAGAAAGATGGGCAAAACAACACAACTTAGGGTTAGATCTCTCTTCAATTAAAGTTCAAGAATAATAGATACTACTATGCCAAGTCCATTTGATAATATACAATTTGCATCTTATGAACCTACTTATGTAGGTTTACCTATTGATGCTTTTATTAAGTCTGCTACAGAACTTAATAATAGGTATGAACAAGCTAGTGCTGCAAAAGATCAATTAGATGTACTAGCATCTAATTTTAAAGTAGATGATCCTAATACAGTTCATGTAAAAAATAGAATAGATGCTATTCGTAATCAATTTTCTGATGTAGTTAAGACTGGTGCATTTGAACATGCTATGCCTACAGTTAAACAAGCATTTAAGGATTTGAGTATGGATAAAGCACTTAGTACTTCTTTACAACACTATACTCAGAATAGACAAACAGAACAACAACTATTTGAGGCATATACAGCAGGAGGTAGAGGTAGTAATCAATTACTAGATAAAGAACAATATCAAGATAGGATTGCTCAACTTAAACAATATAAAGGTATAGGTGATCCTATTGATGATCTAGGTAATTACGATGAAAATCCTTTTACTTATGACAAACTATTAGGTGCTAAGTATGTTGATCTGAATGAAGTTGCAAGAGAAGCTTTAACTAATTATTCTGGTGGTGATGTAATGGATGTAACTCAATCAGGATTAGGTTATTCTGATAATGCTACATATAGTGCTGAACAAATGGCAATGCTTGGTCAACCTTCATCTAGAACTACTGTTCGTAAAACTAGTGTAGATGGGCTTGAAGCAGCTAGTATTGTTGAGAGTGGTATTAGGAATAATCCTGATGCAATGGCTTATATTGCAGATAAAGTTCGTATTTATAATCAGAATAATCCTAATAATCCTATTGATGCTAATCAAATGATAGCTAGATATAGGGAAGATGCTTTACGTAAAGAAGGTAAGAATACTACTCAAGTACAAGTAGATGAATTAGGTACTAATATTGCTGATGCTAGAATTAAATCTAAAAAAAGAACTGGTGAAGATGGAACTGAACTTCCTGAATCAGCTATATTCTTTAATGTTGAAGCACAACAAGATTCTAAACAAGAAGGTAAGTCTTTAAATAATGCATTAGGTACAAAAGCTGGTCAATTCTTTACTAATGTAATGGATTTTGCTGGTGGCGTAGCTGATGTTTTAGTAGGTGGAAGTGCTTATACAGTTGGTGCTGCGATACAACATTTAAATCCTTATATTGGTTTAACTACTCCTACTAATCCTATATTAGATTATGGAGAAAGAACTGCTAGACAGGGTTATAATAGAATGGCAGATTGGCATACTAAAACTACTTATGCTAAAAGCAATTATAATCAGTTGAGTGATGTTGAAAAAGATAAAGCTAATACTTTAATCTATTTGCATGGTTCTCCCGAAACAATAGAAGCAATGCAGAAAGTTAATAATGATTTTAGTAAATTACCTGAACCTATTGTTAAACGTTTTTTAGAAGATCCTACAGTTAAAGAGAACTATAATAAGACTTCTATGAGTAGTAATATGTATGCAACTGCTCATACTTACTCAGGTACTCAAATTAAGAATACTTTATTTAAGGGTAGTACATTAGATGAAATTGCTAATAATAATCCAGCAGTAGCTCATATGCCTGTTTATAATCTTACAACTGGTACTCCATATGAAAATATGGCAGAGTATAGAAAAGATGTAGGTACAGGTAATAATCCTATCAAAGGTTTAGGTAATATGAAAATTGCTGATGTAGCCGAGAGTGGTGTTATGAATAACTTATATGGTATTACAGGTGATAGTAAATTTTTATATAATATGATTGTACAAGTAGGTGATCATACTTTAGCTTTTGGAGTTGGTCCTACAGAATTAGATGGTGGTCTTAATCCTAGTTTTGATTCTAGAGATAAAAGATTAACTAATGAATATAAGTTACGTTCTTATGTAACTTTAAACTATAATAAAGCTATTGCACAAGCACCTAATATGCCTATTAATGAGCAGATTAAAAGAGGTGTTAAACCTACTTTATTAGCTAATCCTTTCTATAGAGGACAAAACAATTATCTAGGTATTCAAGCTTATACTGAAACTATTTCTGTTCCACAAGAAGGTGGTAATAGAAATGTTCATAGATTTAGATTAACTGATCCTATATCAGGTATTACAGTTACTTCTGGTCAAACAGTTGAATATAATGTACCTGATGGTAAAGGTGGTATGCAAACAGTTAGTGAACCATTAGGTGATAGTTTTGATGAAGTGTTTAATGCTCTTATAGATTTAAGTTATCTTAAATATAAGAACTCACCTAATAATCCGTATATTCCTTCTTCATCCATGCACATACAAGAATAATATGCCAATAGATCCAACACGTTTTGTACCACTGAACTTAGAGTCAGAATCAAGTTTAAGTGAGATAGCAGCCATAGGTAAAAAGCCTATGGCTAATCCATTATTACCTAAGAAACCTATAGTAAAATCTCCTATAGGTTTATCAGTAAATATGTCACCTAATATATTTACTCCAGATAGTAATTCTCGTTATGATCAAGGTATTACTCTTGATCAACCTGATTCTATGGGAGAAGATATTAGACGTAGACGGTTTCAAGAACAGGGTGGATGGTCTATGGTTGCTAATACACTAGGTCAGACAGCAGGTACTGTTGTAGGTGATATAGTAGCAGGAACTGGTGCATTACTTGAATTTCCTGTATCTTTGTTTTCACAAGCACTTAATGGTGCAGCTGATTTTGAAAATGCACTAACTGAATTAGGTGATTCTATTAGCGAAGGAGCTAGAGAAAAATTTCCTGTATATAAAGAAAATGATAAAGCATTCCAAATCGGTAGTGCTTCATGGTGGCTTAATGGTGTACCTAGTATAGCTAGTACATTAAGTATTCTTGTACCTGCATTAGGACAAGCTAAAGCTATTGGTGCGATTGGTTCAGGTCTTAGTAAATTAGCTAAGATGGAAAGTACTATAGCTAAATTAGCTAAGTATCCTGCTGTAATGAAGAAGTTGGAGCAAACAGCTAGAGTTGCACAAAGTATATCTGGACCTAATGCTAATAGGTTAATGAAGACTATTAACTTAGCTGCTTCACAAAGAGTTATTGAAAACTATCGTGAAGCTTCTCAAACATGGGCAGACGCTTTTGATACAACAATGGCAATGTCTAATGAAGAATTTAATAGATTTCTTAGTACAGAAGATGGTAAAGAATTGTATGAGGATGTAGTTCAACCAGGTGATACTCCTGAAGTAGCTAGAGAACGTATTGCTAAAGAGATTGCATCTAGTGCTGCATGGAAAACCTTTAGAATAGATTCAGGTAACTTTGCATTTGACTTTATTCAGACTGCTGCATTAACTAAAGCTTTTAAACTTAAAGGTTTTACAGGTAATAATGTTAATGCTGCTATAGCTGAGAATGCTAGACAAACTGCTAAGTTAGGTGGTAAGGTTTTAGAAGGTAGTGCATTTAAGATTGCTAAAGATAAGGTAGGTGATCTAGCTTATTTTAATGCTGTTCGTCCTGCAGGATTATTTGCTATTGAATCCATTACAGAAGGTATGGAAGAAATAGTAAATGGTATTGCTCAACAAGAAGGTGCCTACTATGCTAAGAATCTACTTAAATTAGAAGATGATAGTAAACTAGCTAGTAGACTTGGTGATTATTTACAAGATCCTACTATTTGGGAACAAGGTTTCTGGGGTACATTAGGTGGTGCTACATTTGCAGGAGTTGGTGCTGCTACTACTAAATATCAGAAAGTTGTTAATAAGCGTACTGGTACTGATGATGCAGATGCTAAATTGAAAGAGATAGCTACTCGTCAAATAATGATTAAACAAGCTACTTCATTACTTAATCAAACTTTACAAGGTAATACTCCTGATGGTAAAGATAAATTACAAGATATTAAGAATGAAGGTGGTGTTGTAGTTAAAACTATTAATGAACAAATTGAAGAAAGAGCAGATGAAATTATAACTAGTCTTGCAGTTAACTTAAAACTTAATGCTCTTCGTACAGGTAATGCTGACTTATTAGATGAGATGTATTCTAGTCCTGAATTTAAGGAAAGTATTGCTGCTGACCTTAAAGAAACAGGTAAGAATGTAGATGCTCTTTTAACACAAGTTAAAGATATCTTTAAAGATGTAGATGAAGCATATAATTCTGCTGGATCTATTTTATCTAAACGAGTTAATGATGATGTAGTTCGTCAAATACTTATTGGTAAGTATATTAATAGTGTACTTGGTCAGAAAAGAAACAATAAACATATAGCTGATCTTGAAAATAAGATTGCTGCAATACAAAGTAAAGACACTGTATACAATGGACTTAAAACCGATACTACTAAGAATGTTGATGGTTATATTACTAATGCTGCTATAGCTAAGTTAACTGATTATCTTGAAAAGAAGAAAGCTTATGCAAAAGCAATGGCAGAAGCTAAGAAAAAAGCTAAAGGCGAAGCACTTACTGGTAAAGAAGGTGCAGCAGAAGCAGTAGAATTTGATAAACAAATTGAAGCTCTTAATAAAAAGAGAGTTGAACTTACTAAAGAAGAAGTTCTAAAAAATGATGAAGCAACAGGACTACATCCTAATCTTATTACGTTTACTGCTGAGAAGTTATTAGCTGAAGTTGCAGTACAAGAACGTGAGAAAGTTGCTAAGAATATTCTTACTAACCCTAAAGTAGGAGAAGAAGAAACTAAGACAATTAAAGAAACCCAACAGAAAGCAGCTACTAATCAGAATGATGAATTAGAAGCTTATCTTAGACCTAAGTTAGCATTAGTTGAAAATGCTACTAAGAAAGAAGATATACTTCAACTTATAACTGAACTTGAAAAAGAGAAAGCTAAGATTACTAAGAATGAAGTAGCACATTGGTCTACTGCTGGTAAAGCACACAATAAAACTGTACTTAATGGAATTATTGATAGAAAGATTAAATATCTTGAAGCTAAAAATAATGCTATTATAGCTGCGCAAAAGAACAGAGATGATGTTGCTAGTAAGAACATAGGAATATTAGCTAGACTTAATAATACTAGGGCTTATAATAATCCTACTATAGAAAGACTTGAATTTAAACCTTTATTGGTAGGTGGAATAGTAGATCCTGATGATACTGCTACTAACAGAGTATCTGAAAATGTATACAAACGTGCTATTGAAGAAGCTGCTAAACTTAAAACTAATTATGAACTAGACATAGAAGATGGTACTGATGAGAAAACTGCTTATAGTAATATGGTAGCTACTCTTAGTCTTTTGTTACGTGGAGTTAAAAGTGAGAATGCTAGACAAGCTATTCTAAATAGAACATTAATTGAGTTTGGATATAATGATTCAGATAATACTATTAATGTTAAAGATGCAACTTTAGCTGAAGCACTTGCTAAAGCACTTGCTAAATTCCCTAATCCTAATACTCAACAAGTAATTGATTTTAATGCAGATAAAATAACACAAGAAGAAGTAGAAGCTGCTAATGAACTGTTTACAGTTATAGTAGAACAAATGGGTATTACTGATGTTAATAATAAAGGTAAGAAGGTTAAGTTCAACTTAAACTTCGACTTGATTATGCAGCATATCCTAGAGAATGCTATGACTGAGGAAGATTTCATTACATACTTCCCAGTACTACAGAAACTATATCTGATTATTGGAGCACAAAGTAAGGATAAATTTACTGTACGTAATACTAATACAGTTAACAAACGTACTGCTAATTACTATACAGATCGTTCTGAGTTTAGAAGTTCTAGTACTAAAGATTGGTTATCTAGTAATTCTGCTGTAGTAAATAGTGGTGGAGTTGATAGTGCCAATGTTTATCTATACGATCTTAATGATCTACAATTTACTAGAAATAATTCAGGTGACTTAGTTCTTACAGAAGAGAATGATCTAGATAAGGTTAAATTCTTACTTAATACAGTTAAACCTGGTACTAAAGTACGTGTTAGAATTAATACTGAATTTGATAGTTATGAAGAGTTCAAAGATAATAAGAATAAAGTTCCTATTGTTGTTGAAGCTGTAAAGGATAACAATGATCGTATTACATTTGCTGCTGTTAACCAATCTTTTACTAAAGAAGAAGATGGTTATGTAACTATGCATAATACTGTCAAATATACATTAGATGATAATGATTACATGGATAGGATTATTAACAATGAAACTGTTAGTGATGCTATTGAAGGTATATTCTATGAATTACTAGAGTGGTATAAAGTAGCAATTAGTCCTAAGTTTAATAAGGATAAATATGTTGAAGCTACTCGTGCTCTTATTGCTAAAGATACAGGTAAGATACTTAACTTCTTAATGAATCTTCATGATGAAGATAATAAACTTACTATTAATAGTATTTCTCCTGCCCTACTTCATATTAGTAAAGTAATATTCTTTGGTAATAATACATTTAGTAAAACTAATAAGATTAAATATGATCAGAATAAGATCAATAACAATCTTATTAATTGGAAAGCTAAACTTCTTAGAGATTATCTAGTTCATAGAGATATTCGTAATAAACTTAATACTAAAACAGGTACTGAATTAAATGCTATTATAAGTTACAAAGGCGGTAGTACTATTATTCGTTCACAAGATGCTGAAGGTAATACTGTATACCGTAGACTTACTGATAGCATTGAAAAAAACATAGAAGATCTTGAAATAGTATTTAAAGATAAGGTTACTGGTATGCTACGCAATGCTGATGGAAGTGTTGTAATAGATAAATCAGCAGTAGCTAATAGTGAGCGTTATGAATACAGTACCTTTGTAGCTGTTAAGAGTCCTAATTATGATGCTAATGGTAATCCTATTCTTATTCCTTTGTATATACAAGAGAATACAGTAGGTAGACATAACCTTGAAGGATATAGTAAATATGGTGCTAAATTAGCTAGTCGTTTATATGAACTAGTAATGGAAGCAGCTAACTATCAAATACAACGTAATCTTGTTAAAGGTAGTAAAGATCCAGATAATATTAAAGCAAGGATAGCAGTTCAGAAAAGATTTGCTGCTGTAAAGAAAGCTATCTCTAGGATTACATATGTTGCTACTAAGAAAGGTGAATCAACTAGATTCTTAAGACTTGATGCTAATTCATTTGGTTTTGACTATGTAGATGAAACTGGTAATCATACAGTAAGAATATTCTTAGCTAATACAGATGAATCTAGTGCTATTAATGTATCTATTGATGGTACAGTAGTAAAAGGTAATGACCAACAAAAAGGATTAACTAATGCTCTATCTAGACTATATGGTAGGATAGATCATGATTCATTTACATTTGGTGAACACGAAGATGCACTAGGTACAACATATAAAAGCTATACTGAATATCTAGTTAAGACTGGTTTAGCAATGACTAATGTTGGTAAGCTAGTAGATGTTGATGGAAATAAAATTAGTAACTTCTCACCTAGAGCTGATTCAGGTTCAGATGGTAATCCTCTTACATTACATATTTCATTGAATGATGAAAAGGGTACACCTAAAGAAGAAACTGGTATTTTACGTAAGTTTGTTACAGCCAATAATCTAATACCTCATTATAATAATATATATAAGATATTAGAAGATCTTATTCAGAACAATGGAGTAAGTATTAAACAAGATGAAAGAGAAGGTCTAGCTGATTATTCTCCTTCATCTAAAACTATTACTCTACATAAAGGTTTCTTTGAGAAAGGAAATGTTGAGAAATCATTACTTGTTGCACATGAAATAATACATGCTTTAATTAAAGTTAGTACTGGTAAAAATACACCACTTGTTCATGAACGATTAAGTAATCTTCGTACTAGTATTCTTGAACACGTTAAGTATAAGGAATTAGTTGCTAGTATCCCTATGCTTAAAAAAGAATTAGAACAAGCTAGTGCACCTAATGAAGTAGGTACTATTGATGAAGAACATAAAGCAGAAGTTTTAGCTAGATATAATGCAGCTAAAAAGATAGTTGACATTATGGGTACTATTACTGTTGAGTCTAAGAACTTAGAAGAATTAGTTACTTATGGTTTAACTGATACAGATTTTGCTAGTTTCTTAGATACTCTTGAATCTACTGAAGAAATAGCAGGTAAACCTATAGTTAATACTATATGGCAACAACTTAAAGATATTATTCGTACTATCATTGATAGTGTTAGAGGTATAACTAAATTAGATGAACTTGCATCTACTTTAGATCTAATACTTGAAAATATTGACAATACTAAAGGTCTTACTCCTAGTGAAGCAGTTACACCTGAACCTAAACCTATTGAACGTAAAAGACGTGGAGAAGGTGGAACAGGTATAGATCCTACTGTATTAAAAGCTGAATATGTAAGTGGTTCATCTAAGAACGCTGCTAATTTCTCTAATAGTAATACTGAAAATAATAGTCTTGATCAAACAGTTAGTATTAATATACCTAACCTAGAAAAGGCTACATTTAAGTATCATTTTGATGGTGCTGGATCATTAGTTGTAGATGAACTTGTATCTAATTCTTACTTGCAGAATAGTGAATTGAGCCAAACGGAACGGGTCATTTATATAGATCAGGCTGTATCAGCTCTATTGAGAGAGAGTAATAATTTAGGGATAAGCAAAGTACTATTGCCAAAATTAAGTAGTCAGAAATCAACGGAAAACCTGCTTGGGAGTGATATAATTTTATCAACTCTAATAGAGTACGATAGACTACATCCTGATAGTGTTGATAATGCTACTGTTAATGGTATACCTCATTATTCAATAGATCTTACTGTATCAGATATACAACCTGCTACATATGAATCTTTCATACAAAGAGGTAGTCATTATAAGTTTACTCCTATGGAACAGAAGGAGTTAAGTAAGGTAATATCTAGAATACTTATTGCCAATAAAGCTAAGTATGTTACTCTTAAAATGAGAGATATTACAGTGAATGAAATGAAACAAGATGTGATTGCTTCATTAGATGCTACTATATATCCTGCTAATCCTGATGATGCATATGCGTTTACTAATGATCAACTAGGCTTACTTAATAAAGCTATGGATGATCTCGAAGATAAACATAGTGAACTATGGGAAATGACTCGTAGGTATATGTCATCTATGTATAATATTGATATTGCGGAAGATCTTACAGATGCAGACTATGCAGATCAGATGCGTGAATGGAGTGATACTGCTGCATATAAAGAACATCCTAGTAATAGTATATCTGAAAAGATAAAGAACTTTATTAATAACATTGTTATTAGTGTGCCTAAGAAAGCAGCTAATGGTCATGTTGAATTTGAAGCAGTACGTAGTGATATAACTGGTTTAACTGAAACATTAGATTTTAAAGCTGTTAATATTAAACTACATGAAATACTTAGTGGTGCATATAAGGCTGAGACTATGCTAGCTAGAATTGAAGACTTTGGTAATCGTAACTTTACTCCTGAAGGTAGAGCATTCCTTAGACTACATGCAGAACTATTAGGTAGTGCTGATTTAACTAAAGCCTTTGTTAGCTATTACAATAAATCTCTTACTCAGAAACTTATTACTATTGTAAATAAGATTGATGCTAACTATCAAGTTAAGAATTTTATATCTAATAAAGATGCTTTCAATTTTAATGCACTAGCAAATGAATGGGTAGAAGAAATTAATACTCGTTTAGAAGAAGGTACATTTAATGATAAATGGACTACTGATACATGGGTTCGTTTAAATAATGATTTTAGACTACTTACTGCTAACAATTTTAGTAATGGTCTTACATTAAAGACTGCTCAAATACTATCTAATATATATGAAGAACTAGGTATCATAATAGATGCTAGAATATTCATAGATCAGTTTATCAGAATGACACCTATCAAGTTTGCAGAAACATTTGTAGCTATCTTAGGTAATATTAAACAGAATACTAAGTTAAAAGGAGATGAAAAGTCTACTGCTTATATTGATAGGGTACTTGCTGGTGAAGAAATAGATTTTACTGAAAAGGGTAGACTATTAGCTATTGCAGAAAGAGTAGATTACTATAGCCTTAATCCTGAAGGATTGAACTCAACAGATATTAAGAATAATGTTGTTTATGTACCTCAATGGCATCACTTTGTTAGTGACTTTATGACACACGTAAATGATCCTGATCAAGATGCTGCATTTGAGTTTCTTAAAGATTACGCTAAAGTAGATAGTAATCAATACTCTATTCTTCTATGGGGAAATCAAGTAAATGTTGGTACAAACAGTAGAGGTAAAGAGGATTACTATGTTGTAGAAAAAGGACAAGGTACTGGTCTACTTGATTATACAATTGTAGATGGTAAGAAAACTCCTGTTAGAGTTAATAAAGCTAATATTAGTAAGATTCATTTCTATGAAAGTGAAGGTTTTAAAAATCAGAATTTAAATATTGCTAAAGAGTATGAAGAATATACCGAAGTAGAATGGAATATTCTTAATATGCTTAACTTCAAACAGTCTATTAATTATAAAGCTGCTAGTGATAATAATCCAGGTAATGATGTAGTTACTCTACCTATGATTATTGAATCAGATAGAAGTAGGTTTGGTTTCTTTGAAATACCTAGGATTAATCTAGGAGAAAATGCTATTGCTGCATGGTTAAGTGATAATGATCCTACTAAAGGTAAACTATCAGAAACTGTAATGTTCAATAGACTTAAAGATGTTATTGCAGGTGATATTACAGATGCTATTACCGCAACTAGTGTAGTGTTTGAGATTGATCCTGATACAGGACTTCCCTATAGAGATTTAGATAATAATCCTGTCATTAGGCAAGAAGTACTAGATGGGAAAGTTCAACTACAACAGTTCTATCATTTTCAAACTTATGATAAAGTTACAGGTAAACCTATTATTTTAGATAAGAATGGTAAACCTACTGGTAATGCTTTTAAATTAAATAGCCTTGTTTATAAAGATGCTACAGGTATTCGTACTTTTAATATGGATGGTCTGTTTGTTAATGATTTTATTAGTGATAAATTTGACCTTAAATCAGAAGCATTTAAACTAGTAGCTTTACCTTTTGTTAAAGGGTTCATTCAAGAACAATATCTATTAGTAGATACTAATTTTAAGACTGCCCATAAGTTCTTAAATGGTATGTTTATTGATAGGAATACAGGAATGTTTGATGGTAGCAGTGTTAATAATCAAGCACTAGCTATGGCACTTAATTCATTCTTATTCAATATCGAACAACAAAGATTATTCTTAGGTACTAATTCAAACTATGCACCTAAACAGAACTTCTTAGATCTTACTAAACGTGCTGCACAAATAGGTGCTACTAAACGTCATGGTAATGATCAAGGTAAGTTCTTAGGTGCTACTGTAATGGATATTAAATTAGCATCTAGTATTATTACTAATTTAGTAGATGATCTAGCTGATTCCTATAAAGTTACTACTCCTGATGCAAATATAGATGAGCATAAAATATTGGCAGGCTTACTCGATAAGGAGAAAACAGATGAAGAACGTAAGAAAGGATTAAACTCTCATGAGAAAGCAATATTTGATATTGCTGATAACTACATGAATACTAATACAACAGACGGTGTATCTCTTATTACTAAAGAAGAGTTTATTAAACGTCTAGATGATTATGGAATGCGTGAAGAATATCAGTCTGTAATAGATAAACTAGAGCAAGGAGAGAACTTCTCATTTGAAGATCGAGTGAAGCTCATTCAAATGCAGAAGAACTTCTATTATGCTTATAAGTATGATGAAAATCTTAAGAAGTTTGTACCTAATCAAGTTAAAAATGCAGAAGTTATTCTAACTGATAAACTAGTAGCTGGTTTACAATTAGAGTCATTGTATACTGCAATGAAAGCTAATAAGATTGTTCAAGTTAACTTATTAAGTGGTGAAAAAGTAGGAGCAACTGCTGTAGCTGTAATTCACGATGAATTAGGTAATATACTACCTGATGTTGAAGCTAGACTTAAAGCTGTTACTAAAGGTTATTACTATGATAGTCTTGGTAAACAACAAGATATTGTAGATCACTTGATAGATGAAGAAAATACTTTAGGTGTACAGATTGCTAAGAAAGTACTTGATAATATCATTGAGGATACTCCTGATTATATGATTGATGGTAAGATGTATTCTGGTCGTGATATTATTAGAATGTATTTCCAATACTATGATAAGAATATTGAAGAATCAGCTATTGAAGTAGCTAGAGAATTTATTGATAATGTTGAAGATTTAGAAGGTATTATTGCAGGTACTATTGAACCTAAGATTAATTTTACAAAGATACGTGAATTACTTATTGAAGATGCTGTATCTAGAGGTATGAATGCAAATGCTATTAAAGCTTTGCAAAATGATATAAATGCTAAGATTAATATGCCTTTGTATTATTCTATGTTTTATACTAAATGGCAATCTATTCTTACTTCTATATTTACTAACAATATTACTAAACAGAAGTTTCCTGGTGTACATATTACTCAAATGAGTACTATGTTTGTTAAACCATTACAGCAATATACATACGCTGAATTTAAAGAAAAGAGTAAGATACAGTGGTTAGACGGAATGAAGGAGCAGATAGAGTCAAATGACTTTAGATTGAAAGCTCAACATGTTACAGCTGATGGTAGTATTAGTAAAGCACAAGTACTTCTTCCTAGATGGACACAAGCGTTCTTTTCACTAGGACAACCTATTAACATTAATGATCTTTATAAACTAGATCCTAAATTACTTACTATGGTAGGATATCGTATTCCTACAGAAGATAAACATAGTACTATTGTATTTGAAGTAGTTGGTTTCTTACCTGATGAGATTAGTAATATTGTACTTCCTGATGAATTTGTTACTCAATCAGGTGCTGACTTTGATATTGATACTCTTTATACTATGATGTATAATACAGAGAGTATTATTGAAAGAATTGCTCCCGATCAATCAGAAGAAGCAGTTGCAGGTAATCTATCAATGGTACTTCCTCATATAATAGATATCAATGAAACAGATAATGATATTCTTTATGAAAGATACTTTAAGAATACTCTAACTACTGACAATGTTAAGGATATTAAATTTAACCTTGTAGTAGCTAATCAAGAGCTACGTAAAAAGATGTTTGAAGGTAAGGAACAAGTACTATCACTTCTTACTGAAAAAGGTGGTATTACTCGTAAGGATATTAAAGATCATCTTATTAAGAAAGGATTGCTTCATTCTAAAGGTGTATTTAATGGTCTTTCATTAGCTGAAAAACAAACACTAGCTGAGAACAAACAAGCTAGACAGAATGCTATACTTGATATATATGTCGCTATTCTTACTCATAAGAATCATAAGATGGAGATGTCTACTCCTAACGGACACCCTGATATATCAATAGCACAAGGTATTGTTGAAGGAGCACTTGGTTTATCAGGTGTATTCTATAATCCTCCTACTTATTTTGCACAAGCAGAATATAGGAAACGTAATATGAGTGGTAAAACACTTAAAGCATTTTCTGTATCACGAGATGGATTCCTTAGTGTTGCACAAAGAACTGGGGCTACTACTAATCCTGTATTCGTTGAATTTGAAATAGATGAAACTATTCCTACTCGATCTATTAAGTTTTTATCTGATAGATACAGACATGTATCAGATAGACTTGAGGTTAATAAAGATGGTAAAGTAGTTACTATTGCTAAGTTTGCATTTACTAAACTTGGTAATAATTTAAACAATGACTATCTTAATGCTGATGGTAAGCCTGTAGTAAGTTATTCTGCTCAGACTACTGCTCACATTCTTGATGGTGTTAAAGATGTACTTCCGAATAATGTTAATCCTGTATCATTTGGTATACTTAAAACTATGGTAGATTTAGGTATTCCTTATCTTGAAGCATTAGCATTTTTAAATACTCCACCTATTATTAAAGCAGTTAATACTGAATTAATTCGTGATAATGTTGCAGGTAAAGAGTTTGCACCTAATGAAATGGAACGTCTATTAGGTGTAATCTATGCTAAGAGATTAAAGGATAATGGTAAGGTTATCGAAGGTGATATGGATAATTATGTTAGAAAACATAATGCTATTCCTAGTAATCTTGGTACTACTGATCTTCATAGTATTTTTGAAGCATTAGGTCTACAAGTAGGAGTACTTCCTAATATTGATACACTTCTTAGTTACATTAAGAACTATAAAGATAAAGGTAGTGATGTTATGGATGTACAACTTGTTATATTGTACAATCATTTGAGTAGTATAACACAAGCTATTGGTACTGTATCAAGTGTAATTAATACAGATAAAAAAGGTGCTGGTCCTACACTAGATGTAACAAGTACTATGATGGATACTATTACTAAAAAAGATAGTGCTATTCATCAGATTACTGGTAGACATGGTACTACTTTAGTACATGAAATATATCCTAGTATTAGTGAAACACCTAATGCTGAATCTACTTATTCTCCATTGCATTCTTACTTTAAGTATGCTAATAAACTTAGTTATAACATTCTTTCTAAGTTATTTATTACTGAAAATCCTAAGTATGCTCAGGCTATTAAAGATTTACGTGATAAGATTAAACGTGATCCTTATGCACCTAGAAATACTAAACGTCTTATTGTTTATATTAATAAAGAACTATATAGGGATTTACCATTCTTTCAAACTACTGATCAAGAACTTAAGAGATTATTAGGTATTACTACTCCAAAACGTATTAGATTAACTTTCAATAGTGAAGAAAAGAATCTAACGACATTTAAGAAACTATCTTTAGGGAATAAGATTAATCTGTATAAGAACCATTTATTGAAGCAGAACGGCACTCTATATGGTCATATACTGAATAATGTAGAAGTGAAAATGTCTAAGACTAGTATGTCTAAAAATGGTTATGTTGAAGTTAGTTATAAACCTGTAGATATTGAAGAAAGTGTTGTTGAATCATTTAATCAAATGTGGTATAGTGAAAATCCTTATGAAAGGAGTATTGCTAGAGATTTAGTACGTTATGGTTATCATGTTCATAACTTAGCATTTACTTATACAAGTATTGCTAAAGTTATACCTACTGAAATATTAGCTAGTGCTAACGAAAGTGTTGAAGGTGTTGTTGATTCTGAAATGGGTATTGGATTAGCTACTAAATTAGAAGATATATTTGATACTCTTAATAGGGAAGATTCTTTCTTAGAATTAAGTACTGAAAACTTTGTATTAAAGAACTATAAAGATGATAGTATTATTCCTAGTGTACATGACATAAAAATAAGATCAGGAGAAAGAGATGAAGATGGTTCTTTTATAATGGTTAAATTGTTTGTACCTAATGAGAATGGAGTTATAGTTGTTGATGAAGAGAAATTAGCTTTTACTAAAGCCGCTGTTCACTATTCTGATTATGTTAAACTTCCAGTTTATATTAATAACAAACTAGATTGGAAAGTTTATAAGAGATTAGTAGATAATGATAATAGTAAAAATTACTATATTCCTATTAATAAACTTGAAGTATTTGATACAGGTACTAAGAGTCTTATTGAAAGTAACAATACCGATATTGCATTTGATGCTTATGAAGCATTCTTAATGGGAGAAAGTACATCTATTATTAGAGATGGTGCTTTTGGTATTGTTGGTGTTAACTTAAGTAAACTTAGTAATGATCCTATTAATACCATGTTAGAATTAGATGAATATGTATCTAATACTGGTTGGACTAAGTATCCACTTAACATGGTTATGAGTAGGTATAAGACTAATCCTGTTAACGATAAAGCTTGGGTAGTACCAACTAATCCTAAGTATGCTAATACTGCAATGGGATGGTATGTAGCTAATGTTAATTCTAATGATACTTATGATCAGAAGATAGCACTTCTAGCTGCTATACTTAGAAATAAGTTTGATACTTATCCTGCTATTGAAGAAGAAATTATTCTTAGAGGTGGTACTGCATTTCTACGTGCTAGTAGATATATTCGTACTAAGAATATGCAAGGTGTATGGGAAGGTACTTCTGATCCTACAGGTAAATCTGATTCTAAGAGTCCTTATATAGTAGCTTTAGTTAAAGCCTATACTAGTACTACTGGAACTATTGCTCCACCTAAACCTGGTACTCAGAAAGCAATATATTCATCTAATGTAGATATGTTTTCAGAAGAACCTCAAGCTGCTCAATATTCTTCTAGTATTCAAACTAAGGATAGTATTGATATGCAAGCATTAATTGATTCTATGACTGCATCAGGTGATCTAATTATAGATTGTACTGGTGGTGCTACAGCTGCACATGGTATGTTTATAGGTAGTGATACATTTGGTGATTGGGAAGTAGTATCTGATCTTAAAGGTATGCCTAAACATAGTGCAGGTGGAGTTGATCTAACTATAGGAGAAGATGGAAGTATTGATATTAATGATGGGAATGGTACATTTAAAGCTAAAGATGGAATGTTTATTCCTGGTGAAGATCCTACTGATCCTCCTATGTATTCTGCAAGTGTTCCGCCTGTTGAAGTAGTTAGTACTCCTACAGGAAGAGGAAGATTTCTTAATGAATATGAACAAAACAATCCTTATAAACCTTATACTACTACTAATCAATACTTAGCTAAGTATCAACCTAATAGGATGAAATTAGCTGAAGAAAGTAATCGTAAAGAATATGAACGTAAGCGTAATAATTATGCTGACGTAAAGATGGATGAAGAAGAACGTATTGCTAACATTGGAAAAGGTGGTAAAGTTAGTGGTATGAATCTTACTCCTGAACAAAAAGCAGATGTTATTAGAACACAAAGTGCTAATAGACTTGAATGGAAGAATAAAGATCCTTTACAAAAGATTATTAAGATAGCAGGAGAAACTGCATTAGCTTTAACTCCTGAACTATTAGCTATGAAAGGTGCAAGTACAGCTAATACTGTTAGAAAAATTAGTACTCCTTTAAAAAACGCAAGCACTGCTAAAAAAATAATACCTACAACTAAACCTAGTAATGCTGCATTATTACAGTATCTTAAAGATACAGAACATCAAGATCAAGTAATAAAAGAAATAGGTAATATTCAACATAGAATTAGTAATATGTCATTTTTAGATACAAAAGAAATGAAGCAAACTAGAATGTTGGCTAGAGATGTACCTGATTATACAAATACTATGAATGCCTATACTAAAAAACTAGATAAAATACATACTCCTTTTGAAACTCATGGACCTAAAGGTCAAAAGATGCTAGCAGAAGAGATGTTTGAAAAAGAAGCACATTATCCATCGAGTAAAGTATATAAACAAAGAATTAAGAATACAGAAGTTAAAGCTATTGATCAATTAATGACTAGTCATTCAAGGATAATGCCTAGACGACATCTTACTGATATTAGACTTGGTGTTAAACAAGGTGATGTAGATCCTACAGGATTTAATCTTGGTACTGTACTCAATCATGAATTAGATCATAGTGTAAGTTTTCCTACAGTAGAAGATGTAACTAGATATAAAGAAGTTTTTGATTTCAAGAAAATCAAGAATCCTTATTATTCAGGTAAGGATGTTTATACACCTGAAAGTAAAAACATGACTGAAATTAAAGCTAGACTAGGTCAATTAAAAGATTTACTAGGTAAGAAAGGTACTGAACAAGTAACTATGGATGAATTGGATGCTGCACTGATTGTATTAAAAAAACCTAATAAGTATGGTACTATAAATAATCATAGATTGTATTCAAATACTGATGATAATATATGGGATCTTGTAAAAGATAAGAATGCATTACTTAAAGTTTTAAACGATGCAACTAAGGATCCTAGATTAACAGCAATGGGAGTAACAGGTGCAGCAATAGGTCTTACAAAAAAGAAAAGCAATGAATAAACATATAGAAGCAGAAGGTGGAGAACTTATACTCCGTAATAAGAATGGCAGTGTTGCTATTATTCCTGCAAGACATAGAATGGAAGTATTAGATATGTTAAAGTCAGGCTGTAAAGATTGTCTGCATAAGTATATATCTGATCTTCCTAAGATGAAAGATTATGCAGAAGGTGGTACTCTTATAACAGGTAGATCAGTTAAACCTATTGATCCTCAACCTGTAGAAAAACCTAAACAACTTGTATTACCTATTCCTAAGTCTATTGAAGCTTATCTTAATGCAGGTAAAGTAGAAGTACCTAATCCATTAACTCCTGCTAATCTACCTACTCCACTTAGCCCTAAAGAACAAGTACTTGCTCGTGCAGGACAATTAACTAAACCTATTATTGCTACAGCTGATAGTGAAACTACTGGTGTTTTACCTGATAGTAATGTCAAAGGTAAACGATTTGAAGTAGAAAGTAGTATTAAATCTGATACATTAGATGTATTTAAAGAAGGTGATACTACTAAAGCAGATACTAAAATTCAATTTAGTCTACCAACTGACGTACGAGGTATAGTTGATTTGCAAAAACAATTATTACAAGGTAATTATTATGAATCTACTATTGATCCTAAGACATTAACCGATAAAGATAAGATTAAAAAAGTACAGCGTTTAGTAGGAGTTACTGATGATGGTGTAGTTGGACCAATTACTAAAGCTGCAATACAGAAGTATAACAATAGAGAAATAGATGGAATAGTTGGTTCACGTACTAAAGCTGCTTATGATAAATTTAGACAAGAGAATATTAATTATCATAATTTTAATGTAGCTACTGAAAAAGATGCTATTGATAACATTCTTCCTTATAATACTAAAACAGATAAAACTATTAGTAAATTATATGATTTTGATTTTAATCCAGGTGTTGATCTTAAAGCTGAGAAATCTTGTAGTACAGATGATCCTGAATGTGCTTCTTGGATGTTTGATAAATTAGAAGCAGCTGGTGTTGATAGAAGTAAATATGCATTATATGGTGATGCATGGACAGCAGCAGATATGATTAAATCAGGTGGAGCTAAAGAAGTATATTTTAGTGGATATAAGAAACCTAGTAGTTATCCTGGTAAGAATGGAATGGTTAATATTATTAGAGAAAGTATTAATAATAATCCATTAGATAAAGATCTACTTAAATCAGGACAAATAGTAGAGATATTAAATCCTGAGAGTAGTAACTTTAGTAAGGCTTATTCACAAGGTAAAGGTGGTACTGCTACTACTCATATAGGACTTATTGTAAAAAACGATAAAGGTGAATTAGTATTAGAACATAATGTACATGGTACTATTCATCAAGATCCTATTGATAAAGTACTTGCTAATAAAAATGGATATAAGATTACTAGAGTATTAGAAGCAGGTTTCTCAGGTACTCCCGAAAAAAGTTCATACGTAGATGCTAGTAATCTAGGTATTACTTTTAATAAAAAGAGTAGAGGTCATAATATTGCTGATAAGAATGCTTATCTATTTCAAAAGACTATTGTTCAAAACAAAAATCAGATTAAGAATAACTTTGGATTGAATGATGAAGAATTTAAACTAGTTAATCAGATTGCATATGGAGTAGCAGCTAATGAAAGTTATTTTGGTAAAGCTGATCTCTATAAAGAAAAGACTAATCCTAGTAGTGCAGTTATTGCACCTGCTTTTGCAATTAAAGCTAGTGAAAACATTAAAGGTGGTATTCGTAATGCAGTTACTTATTCTAAAGCAGGTCAATTTGTAGCTGATCAATTAGACAAACAGGATAAGAGAGATAGTAGTAAAGGTTGGGGACAGGTTAAAGATGAAGAACTATTTACTCAACAGTACATACATAATACTGGAATTGGAGAAATAGAAAACCCAGATACACCTGAGTATTCAGCTTTAACAACTGTAAGTTCTATTGCTGCTAAATATAAAGTATTATCTACTTTAATAACTAGTAGTGGTGTAAAGGTAAAAGCTAGTGAATTTAAAGCTATGCTTGCAATAAGTCACAATCAAGGTTTTGAAAAGATTAAAGAAAGTTTACAAAAGTATAAAGAAACAGGAGACTATTCTTATATTGAAAAGTATAAAGACTTTAGGTATCCTAAGAATGTTAAGATGTATTCAGAAGAGTATGTAACTTTTAACTAACTAACAATGGCTTGTAAATATACATATAACGGTAGAACTTATACCGAAGCAGAGTTCAAACAACTTGTTGCTGATAATAAAGTTCAATTACTATCTAGATATGGTAATAATTCTATAGTTGTTATAGATGATATACCTGAGCTAGAAAATGAAGCAGCTAATGATTATACTCTGTATCCTGCATTACAACAGATAGGTACTATGGAAGAGTATCTTGAATTTAGGAAGGAATCAGAACATGATATAATTAAGTTTGCTGAATTTGTTAGTGATACTACACTAGCTAATGGTGATAGTAAGGTAGAATATGCTAAGTATGTTGCAGACATAGATAAACATAAACTACAAAGTAGTGATCGTGTAGTTGAATCTACACAAGAATCTAAATATTCATCTACAGTTAAAGAAGGAGTTGATCAAGTATTTGAACAGAATCCTGAGTTAGCTAATGTTGCATATGAAACATTAGGATTATCTAGTGATAGAATAACTAATGAAATTATAGCAGAACGAATTGAAGATTTAACTCGTGATATCAAAAGATTTACAGAGGCTGAAATTAGAAAAGTTACAATAGATGATATAGATTTTATAACCAATGCTATTTCTGTTATGGATGAAGGTTCATCTACTGATTTTGATGGTGAAACTACTATCCATGATGATGAAGGAACATATGCTGAAAAAATATATTATAAAATTAATCCTAATGCAGTAACTTTTGAAGGAGGTGCATATAAAACTAGAGCATTAGCAGAAGAACAGAAACAAAGGTATATTGATAATACTACTAAGAGATTAGAAACTTATCAACTTGCAAGAGATATAAAACTTTTATATTCATCTTATCTTAATACTATACCTACTGATGAAACACCTATTTCTGGTTCTAGTGAGGATATAGATGGATTTAGGGAGTATATCAATTCTATCATATCATTTCCTACCGGGGAGCAATCAAACTTTCCAACTCCTCTTCCTAATATTACTCTTAGTGATCTTGATAAGATTATTGATCCTGACTTTGATATTCAACAAAGTCTTTATACTAGTACAGCAGTAACTGTTAAGGAGAAAGATATCATCAGTGGTGTAGTAAACTATGCTAGAGAATCATTCTTTGCATATGCTAATCGTATAAGACGAGAAGCTAGTTTAAAGACTAAATCTGGTGTTGAAGAATTACTTGCTGAATATGATGCAGAAGGTATTGATTTAATGAAAGCAGATACTATGTCTGATCTAATAGATCAAGGTTTAGAAATAGCTGAACTACAAAATCTTATTAGAGTGTTTACTAAAGATTATGAATTTAATAAGATGGTATTACTAGGTGATAGTAAACATAAAGGTATGCTTAGCAGACTTGATGCGTATGATATATTAGATATGCAAGTTACTATCCATGATGATATTGAGCGTCAGAACTTTGCTGACTTTATGAAGAAGGTTAGTATCTATCTTAAAAGTTTTAATAGATTAAATTTATTAGAAAGTACTGGTATTCCTCCTGCAGAATGGAGTGAGAATGTTAAAAAACTTAATGAATTAGCTGAACTTCAAATTAGTTTACAAGGTGCTGTTGCTAATGCCGAAAGTAAGTATAAGAAGTTAATGGATAAATTCTTTGAAGCACGTAGTCTTAGTGTTACTACTAATCCTAATATTATTAATGGTATAATGGAAGTATTTAGTGCACAAGATGATGAATCTTTAGCACAAATGATGCTTGATTCTTTAGCAGATACCAACAATGTATTTGTTGCTACTACTATTAAGAATTATATCAAATTAATGGGTAAATCTAAAGAAGAAAGTAATAATGAAATAAATGATTTCCGTACTGCTTTGATGGAAGCATTTGGTTTTACTGATCCTAAAGAACTAGATAGACTTAAACCTGAGGATTTCTATAAGTATTTTGAAAAAGATGAAAATGGTAAGCCTACAGGTAAACTAATTAGTAAGTATAATTGGGAACAATTCTTTGAAGATAGGACTGCTATGTTTGAAGCAGCTAATATCTTTCCTGAACATTCTAGTGAGCGTTGGGCAATACTTAATGCTTGGTATACTAAAAATGAAACTAAAGTACCTCTAGGACAAGTAGGTTATAAGAAAGCTATTGCTATTAAGAAAACACAACTTAGTGATAGAATGTTTAATACTTGGTATGATAAGAACTTTAAGAAGAAAGATCATGGTAATGGAGTTATTGATGATGTGCCTAAAGTAACAGGTGATTTTGCACATCCTAGTGATATGTATCTCAGTGATCAATATGAAGCAGTTAAAGATGATGCTCTTTATAATTATCTTACTTTCTTAATTAGAAGGTTTGCTGATTATGATGGTAAGTTTAATATACTTATGCAGGGTTATCTACCAGCAGTTAATAAAAATGAACGTGGTGGTAGATTTATCACTAGTGTTGATGAAATGGTAGATTGGTTTAATTCACATAAAGCAAAACATGCTGATGAATTTACTGGTGAGAACCATGAAGTAATTAGACTTCTACAGTTTCCTATGAGTAAGATGTTATCACAACTTCCTACTATCAAACTTGATAAACAAGGTGATATGGAAGATGATCAACAGTATGAAGAAAGAATGATTGAGGAAACTAGAGAAGCAGGATTAGGTGAGTTTGTTTCATTAGAAGCTATTAAAGATCACAATAAAGAAATAGTTGCTAAGAATAAAGCTTTACATGCAGAAAGACTTAACTTTAACATGAAAGATGTTATAGAAAGGTTTATTACTGAAGCCACTACTTATAAATATAAAAAGAGTATTGAAACTGAAATGTTATTGGCTATTCAACGTACTGAAGATTTAAAGTTTGTTGGTAGGAAACGTAATAAAGATTTATCTATTAATAAAGCAGCTAGTGAACATCCAGGTCTAGATGCTAAAGATATTGAAGAGAAATCAGATAGTAATGTATCTAGACATTTCAAGCAATGGATAGATGCTATATTCTATGAGAACTTTGATATTGATCAAGGTGCTCTAACTGCTATTGGAAAGATCTTTCTTAAGTATGTATCAGCTAAGAATATGTGGCTTAACTGGAGTTCTGGTATTAATAACGTCATATATGGTAATCTTATGATTGAAACAGAAAGAGCTGCTGGATACTTCGCTAGTTCTAAAGATATAACTACTGGAGATAGATTATATTGGAGTAATGTTACTGCTATGTTTGCAGATATGCATAGAACTACTACAGATAATTCTATAGTTGGAATACTTCGTTACTTTGATATAGTTGAAACACAAACTGAAAAGGAAATTGGAGCTAAGATACTACATAAGAAATTAATGAATGTTAATACTCTTTATGCTATGCAAGAAATGGGTGAACATCAAATGCAGAATAAGATGCTGCTAGCAATGCTACACTCCCATAGGATTATTAACGGTAAGATTAAGAGTTTTCAAGATTACAAACAAGATAACAGAGAAGAAATACTTGCTAAGAGTATTAGTGATGATCAATTTAAGAAGTATCTTGAGTATAAAGCTGATAGGATTGAACATGAGAAGTACCTAGATGGTAAACATACTTATGTAGAAGATTATCTTCGTAGGTTTCTTACTCCTACTGAAATGAAGAAGTATGTTGAAACTAAGAAAGCTACAGATGCTGAACTTACTAAGGAATTTGAATCTGAAGATAACATGCAACTTATTGATGCTTTTGAGTTACAAAATGGCATGAGTGTAATAAAAAAAACGAGCGAAGTACCACTTGTTTCTGGTACTGAATTAGCATTGTTCAGAAATAAAGTTGTACGTGTTAATCATAAATTGCATGGTATTTATAATAAAGACGATGCATCTATAATACAACGTACTACTTTAGGTAAGTTTCTAGCACAATTTAGAAAATGGTTGCGACCAGGATGGAACAAGAGGTTTGGTAGTAAATTTGGTAAGAGTTTTTGGAATGAAGGTCGTAATGAATGGGATGAAGGTTCTTATACTAATACATTTAAGTTTCTTACTACTCCTTTTAGAGGTCATGAATGGTTTAAGAAGGGAGAAGGTGTTAAAGCCGGTGAAGCCTTAAGTAATATTACTAAAGATAGTATAGAATTTCTTAAAAATGCTAAACTACATTGGAATGTATTAAGTGATTTTGATAAAGCACAAGTTAAAAGAACTATGACAGAAATGTTAATGTTAGTAACAATGTTAACAATAGGTAAAGTACTTAGTAAGTTTGATTGGGATGATGAAGAAGATAAGAAACGAACTAATTTTATGGATATTGTTCTATATCAAGTTGACCGACTTTATAGTGAGCTTAGTTTTTATACGCCATATCCTGGTTTGGTGAATGAAGCACAAAAGATTGTTCGTAGTCCTATGGCAACATATAGTACAATGACTGATATTATGACATTAATGAAACATGTTACATCATATTATTTTGTAGACGATGAAAAACGTTTATATACTAGTGGTCCATATAGAGATCAACTTAAGGTTAAAGTATCATTTGTTAAACTAGTTCCACTATGGAACCAATGGTTAAAGTATCAACGATTAGGTAGTAGTAATAGTTACTATAACTTATTTAGTCACGCAAAGTAATTATAAATTTTAACAAATAGAAGAAGCCCTAGTATTAATTAGGGCTTTTTCTATGTCCGGTAATTACTCAGTTACACCTTCAATTTCATCATTGTAACTGTCACGGAGATCACGTAGCATTTCACTATATTCGTCAATCACTGTAACTTGATTACAAAAAGCATCTGCAAGAAGTTCATAATTCTTACGATGTACATATCGTGTAGTTTTTTCTGCTGCTTGTCTAGCTAGTAGTTTACAACTTTCGATTGATTCTCGTTGTATGCGTAGTTCATCAAGTCTTTTTTGTACTTGTTCTTGAGGTTCCAAAATTTTCATATTCGTAAAGTGTTAAAGTTAATGATTAATTGTTAGTTACAAGGGTTTTCTTTTACCATCTTTATCGACAACATATTTAGTTTCTTTACCAGCATCAAATCCTTCATCTACCATTTTATGTAGATCAAGCATAACATGGTTTAATAAACCAATAAGTTCAAAAGCAGACATATCCCTACCAAGTCTATTGATATGAACATATCCATCTGCATCAAAAAAGTATTCAAGTGAATAGTATTTTCTACTATCTACAGGAATATTTCCTTTAATTGTTTTGGGTTTCTTTGTCATTTGTTTCAGTATTAGATTTTGTAAAAGGTGTAGCAATGTGTATCAAACAAACATCATTATTAGCATTATGTGTTTGATAAAATACTTCATTGCATTGAGTATTAACACATTGATAATATCCATGTGTCCAACCTGGAAATAATGTTTTATCGTGCATTTGTAAAGTAGAACCACAAATAAAACAATACTTAGGAACAATATTTGTATTTGCCATAGATTATCGTTTAAAGATTCTAGCTTCAGTTTTACTGATTTTACTACTATAAAAGAGATTAGAATCATGCCAAGTATTACGTTCTTTAAAAAACATTGGAAGTTTATTAAGAGGTATTACAAAACTTTCACCTGATTTCATAGCTTTCATAGTAGCTGTTAATTCTTTCCTAAACTCTGATCTTTGATCAGGTCTAGCTGTAGGAGTTTTTCCTTTTTCTAATGGGAACATAGTTTTAAGTTTTAAATGAATAGATACAATATCGCAGGGAAAATAGGACTAAAACCTTAACAAAATGCCCCAAGAGTAGCATTTAACTCTCCTTCTTGCTTATTTCTTAACTCACCTTAACTCGTAAGGAATATTGTATCTATTAAGGTTAGTAGTTGCTCTCATAGCAGGATTCGAACCTACCACCGTCAGACTAACACCGTCTTTAGTATTACTACTGTACCGGAATTATCGCTGCTGCTCTAGCCGCTGAGCATATATGAGAGACCAATGATAGCTGCACCACAACCTGTGTTATTTCACACTTAAGGCACTGGCATTAACAGGTGCAATTCCATTCCTGTCACTATCATTTTAATCAGGTAATTTAACCATAGTTGGATTGGCTGCTTGCCATTCTTCAAACTCGGTTACACGTTCAGTTACACCTTTAACAAATTCAGGAGTACAACCAGCATCTTCTGCATCTTGTGCATATAAGTCAATTATACTTGTTGATAATTCATCTTTGGCGGTTAATACAAACATAGGGATACCCTGTGCTTCACAATCTGCAATGATCTTTTTATCTCTGTCTGTCATAATCTCTCCAATCTTTCTTTTAAACATTGATTATACGTATTCATTGCTGTTGCTTGTACTTGTAAAAGAGCTTTCTGTACATCAGCTATCTCATTTACTTTATCAGACATTAGAAAAGCGTCTAGCTTATCTAACTTCTCTTCAAGTTGTACTTGTTCTTCAACAAGACGTTCTTTAAAATCAGGCATTTGATTTAGGTTTAGGTTTACGAACTGGTGTAGGTTTCTTAACAACAGTAGGCTCAGTAAGAGTAGCTGCTGTTAATAACCATCTTGCAATCAACAATACTACAGCAATTGAACCAACAAGTTTTGCTATCTTCATAGCAAGATCATATTGACAATTATGTAGTGATGCTAAATAAGACACACTTACAAGGATCAATACTGCTATTAACAGTAGATCAGTAACAATAACACGAAACATCTTCGCTGTATTCATAATAGTTAAGGTTTAATTAATATTAGGTTAATTGGTAATCTCCCGGTAGGAAAAAAGATGCATAGAGCACCCACAACTAAAGTCTTAGTTGACGCTTCTTTCTTCATTATTATTAAAAGGAGAAGTATTACCTTCTCCCTTAGGTTATTTAGTTCCAGTATGACCTAATCCTCCTTCACCTCGTTTAGTCATATCAACGATACCTGTAATAGGTTTCATCCTAATTACATTCTCAAGGAGTCCTTGTGCTACTCTATCCCAATGTTTAATTACGATAGGTTCATTGCCGGTATTATTTAAAATTAACTTAACTTCACCACGGTAATCTGAATCAATAGTACCAGGTGAGTTAGTTACTTGTAGTCCTTTAGTGGCTAATCCACTTCTAGGTCGGATAGAAAATTGTTTACCTACAGGAACTTGCATTTTGAAACCTGTAGGAAGAATACATCTACCATTAGGAAAGATAGTAATCTGCTCTAGTATTCCTTCGATTTGTGTACGAAGTGAACAATTAGTATGTTCTATAACTGACAACAGACCTTCTAAGTCTTTTGCAAAATTAACACGGATATCAACAGCAGCTGATCCTTCTGTAGCGTACTCTAACTTAGTTTCAACTTCAGTTAAATCTTCAATGATTACAGGTACTTCATCATTATTAATCCATACAGGTATGAAGGGTTCGGTAGAATTAGAAATAGGAAGTGATGCCATTATTTCTTTAGCCTTTTCTATTGGTATAGGTGGTTCACCAATATATTGAATATTTCTATCAGTATTACCTACTTGATTACTAACTAATCGTTGAATTAGTCTTTGGAATATGTGTTCCTGTTGTTCAGTTGGTTCATCAAAAGCATCGTGAAATGCCTGTTCAATATCTTTAATTGTGTACATGGGTTAAAGTTTAGTAAAGTACTCGATTGCGTTTGAAATATTGTCAGTATATCTTCTATCTAGAATAAAGTTAAGTTTAGCTTCGCTAGTCCTAAATTCTCTACTATTTTGATAGTATGATGATACGCCATTAATAAACCATAAGGCTGTGCCTCTGTGTAACTCTTGTCCAACTCCACCCTCAATAGTATTAAGTATATCATCTAAGATATTACTTTTCTTTGTAGATATGAAGTTAGCACTTTTATATTCAAAATTGATCTTTTCAAGTTTAAAATTCTCATCTTCACTAAGAATAATTTTACACATATTCTTACGAATCTCAGAATCGTTAATGTTAACTCCTGCTAGAGCGTCAAATACTTCCTGTAATTTATCGTAGTAAGTATTCTGTGTTTGCATAATCATGTGAGCAACATCCATTTTTTCATGTACAGAAGTAGTATGTTTAATAAATACTTTATTCCTGCAACCTCTCAGTGCAGCAGTTAAAGTATTATTACATACAATTCTAACAGGGGTAAACCCTACTATAACTTTTCCACTCCCATCATGAGTATTCGTAATAAATAAATATTTTTCAACAATGTCATCTCCATTGCCTAGTCTTAAGTAGCTAGGTACTTTTGCGGTAATAAAAATCTTATTTCCATTACCTAATGCTCCTGCTGTTTCAAAGGTAGCCTCACAACCTACAATTAAATCATCAAGAAAGCTAAAGCATTGTGCATTTTGTACAACAGTATAATCCTTACCAACTATACCTAATATAGTATTAGTATCAGTTCTTATTGTTGCAAAATAATCTTCACTCTCAATGTATTCACCTGCTTCTGCATTAGTAATAACAGCAGCACGTTTCTTTTCAACAGTAAAATCCAATTGGGATGCAATTAGTGCTTGTTCAAGTGTTACTATTTCCTGATCAAGTATAGTACCAAGTCCATGCCAAGGTAATTCTTTTCTGCTAAACATAGCAGCTTTTCCTCTAGTAAAATCAATATTATGAGCCATCTTGTAGTTCTTTAAGTATGTAATATTCAGTGTCATAATCTCCTTCATTAGTCAGATATCCCCAGTTAACTAGGTAAGTAAAGTTACGTAGTTCATATACATAAAGATCTGACAAACCTCTTGTTTTAATGATAGTTGCATATGTCTCTACGTATGATACAAAATCATCAGTAGGCATAATTGGTAAACCATCATCCGGTAACATATCGACTGATTAAAAGTATTAGTTGATCTTGTAGGCGCATTGCATGAGGATCAAGTTTATTAATAATAGAGCTTATACTAGATAACTTCTGTTCTTCGTTAAGAGCATGATTAGCTAGTATAGCTCTAATATTACTACGAGTTTTCTTACCCATTAGTTCTGATGGTACTACTGAACCAATGATACTATTGTAAATTATTGCTAACTTTCGTTCTTGTTGCAACAACTTATGATTAGAAAACTGCATGACCGTATGAAAACCATACCTATCAAGATAATACCTAACTCCATCTTCATCCGTGAATATGTTAGTTGTTCCTTCGACTTTTTCTAATTTATTAATATCAGCTATTATATCGAAGGCAGTTACTATCTCGTGTTTAGTCATAGTAATTAGTTTTGTCCTGGTAGTTTTTCAATACGTCTTACAAATACAGCTTTACCTTTTGTAGTAGCTTTTATAAGCAAATTTTGTTTACTTATAAAGTTAGTTATAACCTGTCTAGTAGTAACTGCTTCTTTTTCATCTGCACAACTTATTTCAAAACCTTCTCCTGGTTCTAAATTAAGAACTGCTTCTTTGATTTCATCATACTTTGTACCCTTAGAGGCAAGTGCTTCTTTCATAACAACTTCCTCTTTAGTCAACTTTTTAATTTCCATTTGCGTTTAAATTAAGTTAATAATTAGTGAGTAAACAATTTATTGTGTTAGACTATATGATATTTCTAACGAACAATATAGTCTTAATTTGATCAATTAATTCTTCGATTGTACCATTGTTATCAACAGTATAATCAAAGTCGTAGTTATTAAGTGCAGTTTCAGAAGCATGCTTACCTATATAATCAGGTCTACCTCTAGGACATGTTATCTCTGTACAAGGTTTACCTCGTTGTTCAAAAGTAGTAAATTTACAAACAGGGCAAGGTAAATCACGATTAACTCTAATAATAAAACCATCTCTATCTTCGATAGATTTAGCTTCATTCTCGAAGCGTACGTCTGTGATAATCCAATTAGGATAATCCCACTTATTACCATCTGTAGTAGAATCATCATACGTAGGAAAGATATAATACTGATTCATCAAAGCATTAACCCAAACATCTTCATGGATTATATTACGCATTGCATTAGTACCAACTAATTGAAGAAGTTCTCTAACTGTACGCTCATGCTTATATGCAGTTTGCCAATTAGTTTTAAGTTCTAATTCGTATCGTTCTTTATCACATTGTTTATTATTCATAATAGTTTCTTTCTCACCATTACGATAAACATGACTAAACCCATCAGCATACCCATATCTAGTCCATTCTTCACCAAGTACTCTATCTTTAACTTCTTGTTTTTCAAAGTCTTCAATAGGAATACCAGTAAGTATAGAACAAACTTGTTTAACAGCGTATGCAAATTTCTTAATAGTAAATCCTGACACATTTATGAATTTATCTAATGATTTAACATCACTAGGCATTAAATCTAGACCTGAGTATCTACCATCTTTAGCATACTTATCAGAAATAAGATACTGAATTATCTTACCTACAGTGTCTTTACCTGAGCCGATATGACCTGAAATACCTATTATCATAGTTTATGAATTTGTTATGTTAACATTAAGGCACGTAATAGATTGCTTATCATATTCAACTTTAGTAGTAGTTAAATGAATATTTAATATATGTCGTGCCTCACTTTCATCACAAGGTAAAGTAAGAGTAAGAAGTCTCATATCTTCATATCTATCTCTAGTACCTTGACAATATTCATATGCTGTAAAACGAAATAACCAAATTGCTTTCATAGCATATCCTCCAACAAGTCCATTACATAATCAGGTTCAAGTCCTTCATCATAAAGAACATTTTCAGGATCAGCACCATTAGCTACATCCTGTTTCATTTGTGCAATAAGTTCATCTGCTTCAGATGGATTATCACCTCTATTTACTAATGCTTCTTTCAGTGTCATGGTTTATGAGTTAAGTGTTTGTAATTAAACTTTTTTGTTATACCTCTTATATAAGGTACAAAATTACCACCAGCATCTATACCTAAGTTATTAGCAAGATATAAATCAAATACTTTTTTTAAATCAGTATAAGATTTATCTTTCCTAAGTATAGTGATAGTATACTTACCTGCTGGTAAATAAGGTTTTTGAAATACATTACTTTGCAATGCAGCAAGATATGTTTTATCTCCTTCTTTATAAAACCATAATACACTACTGTCTTCCCATCTTACTGTAGAATTAGTAACAGCAGTATCATAGTCCATAAATTCGGAAACAGCCATATTAAAATGACTAGTATATTCTTTACCAGTCTTAGTAGAAGTAACAACTTGTGATTTACAACAATCTAAAGGATATTCTTTGTATTCTTTAGTCTTAAAATTAAAGATACAATAAATATCACCTTTCTGAATTAATTGTTCACCATTAGTTATCATGGTTCTTTGAATTTAGGTTTGTATATGAAGTGTGTGGGTGCAGTTCATTGAGTACTTTAGTTCGTGTACGTTCTCTTACTCTACGTTCAAAAGATTTAAACATAGAAGTTATATGAGCAGTTGCTCTTGCTTCTTCACCAGGTCGTATGTAAAATAATATAATAGTTTCTACCATACTATCTATACTAGGTGGTTTGTATTTGATCTTTTTCTTTGGCATCTTGTTTTTCTTTAGCACTTAGAATAAGTATGTTAGCTTCCGTAAGTTTGTTACGAATTTCACCGGTAGGAGTAAGATCAATTAACAAAGCTAAAGCTCTTTCTACTTGTTTATAAGTATATAGTAACAATAGATTAGGTTCCATTTTCATTACAGTAAAGTATTAAGTTTGTTTGTAAGTAGTTGTAATGCTTCCCATTCGTGTTCGTTAAATACAAACTGATGTAGCATAGTTTGTTCTTCAACTAGAAATACCATACTGTCTCCTATCTTAGAAAGAGTATAGTGTGTAGGAACTGTAAATTTTTCAGATTCTTCTCCAACTGTTTCATCGACAGTAATAATCTTATCTACTGCAACAGTAATTGTTTTTTCGAAATATGGTACATCTGTTGGCATTTTTTATAGTATTAAAAAATAGGGATAATCCATAAGACTATCCCTATCTTTGTGAATAAATCGAGTTTACGTCATTCGTATTTGACCATTACCTTCTGCTAATTCAACTTTACTAGTAAGATTTAATGCGTCTATACTAGTATTATTTGCAATAGCTTTTAATGCGTCAGTAATAGTCTTGTTATCAACTTTTGGTACAACTGTAACTTTACCATATGGTGCTAATGTTGCCATTAAATCATCATATACACTACTGTTTATAGTTAACTTTAATTCAGCTGTAGTAAAATCTTTTAATACAGGATCATGAATAAAGTCTGTATCTTCATCTAAATAACGAAGTACTGTAGACTTAATAAAAGTAAACTTTCCAAACTTAGTGCTAACAGCTATTGTTCCAGTCTTAGTTGGTTCACCGTAAAGTTTAACTGCATCTTTCATTCGTTCTTTCAAACGATCAATAAGGTTTTCTTTAGCGGTAGCCTTATTTAGTAATCGTTTTGCTTCTGTTTTTAGAGCATCAATTTCAGATTGTTTCATAACTATAGCAAGTCTATAATTATCAAGTTTCTCTTCCAGTTCATCTCTGTTAATATTTAATCTATCTAGAGTCTCATCAGTAAGTTCACCTCCTGCATCTTCTATCTCCTCCATTATTCGGAGATACTCTAGTTGTATATCAAATAGGTTTGACATATTATACAAGTTGTGCGTTAAATTCAAATCCGTATTTAGTCTGATGTTTACCTACAACTTTAAAAGAAAGATTACCTAATTTAATATGTGCTCCCATAAGAGGAATGTTAGATAATCTTAATCTATAGTTATAGAAAAAGGTATGTTTGAGAAACTGTACACCTTCTGTAATAAAGTAAGGTACTTCTCTTTCCATTACTTGTTCTTCAATAGGATAGAAAGATAGATCAGACTTTAGTTTATTCTGTTGTTTTCTCCAACCTTTGTGCTGTTTGTTTTTAGTATAGCTCATTCTGCTTGATTTAAAAGTTCCTTAATAGAATCAATCAATACGTTTTGATGTGCAGGAATACCATTGACTGTGCGTTCTCTGTACTTGATTAGTACTTGTTTGCCAACCAATTTAATCTTGTGATCAGGTTTTAGTAAGTGTCTTAGTTCATTATGTGAACCAGTAGGATTAGACTCAAATGTTTCATCATTAATATCATTACGTAATAGAAACAAAGGAAGTTTATCTTGTTCGTTTCTAGGATAAAGGTCTAGTATAGTAAACTTACCATAATATTCATTTTTCCATTTACGCATAGTAGATACACGTTGACCAAAACCATATTCAGCCTTCATATCACGAAGTATTAAACCTTCAAACTCAAGGTTAATATAGTGATCTTTAAGTGTAAGTGCTTGTGCATCTGATGTAACCTTAACTGTTTCAAGTAACCAAATAGGTATACCTTCTTTACTATAATCAGTAGAGAAATGCTGTACTGCTGATAATACTGGAAAGATACCATCCATTTCTAGTTGAACTAGTCTTTCTGTTCTATCAAACTGTACCATATTAGGCATAGCTAAATCAAATATCAACAATACTAATTTAGCGTTAATCGGATTACTAACATTCTTAGCTGCACCAGTAATAGTAGGTGCTTTCTCACCATAACAGTAGAGTTCTCCATCAAACACTAGATCTAGTAGTTCAGGATAAGATTCAGCAAGTTTATTTAACGCATCTGTAATGTGAGGTACATTATAAATAATACCTTCATTACTAGTAAGAATAAATGCATCGTTAGAATCAAAAAGATCTGTTTGAGTACCACTACGTCTAGCTATACATCTACAACCATTGATCTTAGGTTGTCCATATACATCATATCGCATAGTATTAGGTCGGAAGGATACACCTTTCATTGGTTTAGCTAAACCATTGATATCAAATTTAGCATAAGGAAGTCTAGGAAATAAAGTATTATATGAAACTCCTATTTCATTAGGTACTTCAATATAACCTTTATTAAGTTTTTCTCTAACCTTCTTATGATAGTGTTTTATTGCAGCAGCATCTGATTCAAATGATTCAGGTACAGGTTGCATTACAGGAGTATTATTAGGAGTAAGAGTACCATAATAAAACGTTACTCTATTATCAATACACTCTGCTCTCCAAAGAGATATATTATCTTTCAGAGTTTTAGCTATTAAAAGAGTTGTCATTTTACAGGTCGTTTAAATACAAGTGCATATTCGGGCTTTCCGATCTGCTCTAGTGCACAAGCTAGTGAACAACTAGATGTTTCATGTAAAGGTTCTATTTCATTATGAAACATATAACCTTTATTAGCATAGCAATAATAAATAGTTTCTCTACCTTTTTTTCTATGAGGTATGAAATCAGATACATTAACTCCTGCTAAACCTTTACCATCTGTTGTATCAATATTTAATACACAATCTTTTTTCAATACTTTCCATTTAGCTGAAAAATCAGCTTGTGTCATATGTTGATGATCATAAGTGAGAGCTTGCATTTCTTCTCTTGTACAACCTCTTATAATAACACTATGACCATTTATGTTCGGATTCAGAGTTACTTCCATTATACAGATTATTGATGTGATTAGTAATTACACCATATCCTTCTACTAATAATTCCCATGCTTTATCTGCACCAAATCTGGTATAATAAGCACTATAATCTTTAGCACCATAATTATATGTACCAAATCTACCATCTGTAAGATATAGAGAAGGTATACCATAAGTACGTTTTAAGGAATAGGCAAGTCGAGTTCCAGCGTAATCAAAGTCAAAATTAGTAAAGATATAAGAATAGTTGTTTTGTAAGAAAGTAATATCATGTAATGTTAAGTTAGCAGTTTCGCTACTTACACTTTTTATAACTATATCTTCATCTTTAAGTTCTTTACAGTTATTAATACCACATCGAATAGCAACTTCATCCTTATAAGATTTAGTTAATATTAATATAGTTCCATCAGGATATACAAGGAAATCATTAAGGGAGTAAGGATTATTCGTAATAAATCTAGTAACACGTTTATTCTTATTTCTAAAAGGAAAGTATAATTGAACTATTTCTATATTCCTAATTGGATCAATACCAAACAAGTATATATAACAAGGATCATTATCGTTATATCTGTAGATTACTTTACCTTCAAGATAAGCATATTTTACAGCATATATTCGATTAGGTGTTAACTGATCACTAGGTATACCTGCATGTTTCCAATATAGAATATCTTTTAAAGTAAGTTCCTTTAGTTCATATTGTATAGTAGGAATTAGATGTTGTCTAACTTCTTTTACAATCTGACGTTTAGGATAAGCTACATTAGATAAATTGATCAACAGATTACATATTTCAATAAAGTCTTTAGGATCATTACTATTAAGCCTAAATACTATACCTGTAAAATCAAATATATCTCCACGATAAAAAGTACTAGCAAAGTCATGTAAGCGTATTTTAGGCAGTGAAACTGCATTATCTATTACATACATCATACCTAGTGAAGCATGTTTATCATCACGTAAAGGATTATTAATAGCATTACTCTTATCCTTTAAACAATATGCTACATCAGATTCTGATATATCTAATACTTTAGCGATCAGTTCTTCCTGATTCAGTTTCTCTAGTATATACGTCTTTAACTTCTTTCGTTCAAACAAGTTCATAAATAAAGTCATAAAAAGAGGGATACCGATTAAAGTATCCCTCTTTAGATAAACCAATGGATGGTTATTTAGCAGTAGCAGCAGGAGTAGCAGGAGTAGCAGTTGTAGTTACAGGCTGTGCAGTAGCAGTACCTTTGTTACGAAGATAATCTAATGATTTATTTGCAGCACCTGGGAGAGCAGCATTTAAAGCAGGATTAGCGTTGTTAGCATTTTTAGGTGCTACCGGAGTAAGTTCAAGACTTTCGTTAGGTCTGATAGACAGAATACGTGCTTCCAAAGGAAGTCCTGTTTGTGTATCAATACGAGTAGGTTCTACAAAACCTGTACGTACCCATGATGGAATCTGATAAGTTTTACCATCAGGATGGTTAGGTAGAAGTTTCAACCACATAAGTGCTCCACCATCATTATCACGATAAATAGGAAGAACACCTGCTTCAGCAGAACCATTAACAAAAACACTAAGGAAAGTAAAGAAGTTATTGAACTGTGCAATACGTTCGTCAACATCACCTGTACTAGATAATACGAAATATTCATCAATGATCTCAGCAGGTACTTCTGCGATATCACGATAAGAAGGCATTAAAGCACATGCGTCAAAGATATGTTTGATCCTACCCCACATACTCTCAATGAAGTTAACTACTTTCTTATCTTCCATAGGAACATAAGAGTTACCTTCTTTCTTCTGTGTACCAATTATCTTCTCCTTATGAAGATGATAACGTTCAGGATCATCACTTGCGAACTTATAATTAATAAATTCAAAGTTAAGAACTGTAACATCCTTACCTTTAAATTCTCCGGATTCATACTTTTCTACAGTAGTATGTATACTGTTCAACGTAACACAATTTAAACCGTTGTTCAAATAGTTACCATCTTCACCTTTTTGTGGTTCAATGGGAAGCCTACTTGTTACGGCTTTTGTTGGGTCTAATCTGATTTGACTCATTATAATAGGTATTATAGTTTATAAAAAAGCAAAAGGAGTATTAGTCCTTCTGCTAGATACCGGTAGTGAATTAGTCTTGAACTTCAGCCTGTGCAGCTTCTTCAGCAGCAATTTCAGCAGCTAAAAGATCTTCTTCTGATTCAGGTACATTAGCAACAGTTGCATCGGCTTCTGCTTCTGCTTCTGTTTCATCATCATCAGAACCATTCTCACGAGGTTCATGTGCATAGACTTCCATATTAGTAAGAGCAAATACAGGAGCTTCAGTACCTTCTGTGTCAACAACGTGAAGATTTACACCTTCTTCATTCAATACAGGAACTACTTCAAAATGAACTTTCTGAGTAGCAATACAGTTACTAACAATAACAGGTTTACCTAATTTGTCAAGAATTACAGTACCGTCTTTAGCAATAGCTTCTTTCTCACGAATGATAGCCTTACCTTCACGAACTAAATCTTCCGGTTGTGCTGAGAACACATCCATCTTAGCTACCATGATAGCACTCCAGATACCAGCATAGCTATAAGAAGCTCCTTTTCCAAGTTTAGCACCGATAACAGAACCTGACTTGGTTACATAATTAGGAATGACATAGAACCTGTCATTCATATTCGTTGCCTGTCCGTTATTCTGAGCAGCATCAAGCATAGCAATCCTACCATCATCAGCAAGATTCAACATTTGACGTGCTTTGGCGTTAACTACGAATTTATCTTTCGTACTAACTGCCATAATTTCTGGACGAAGTGATTCCTGTACTTTCGTACCAGGTTTAACAAGTGCTCCTACGAAGGATGCACCAAAACGAGATATACCCATTTGTTTAAAATTTGATTGTTTGATTATTTTAAGATTAGATCTAATCTGCATTTTGAGTATCACTAATATCCATAGTAGGATACTCACTTTTTGTCATATCGTAAAGTTCAGTAGTCTCATAGCAACCTAGTAGTAAATCAGATGCTATATCTCTAGCTCCAAAGGTATAGGCACGATGGTCAAGCATCATTTTCCTATATTTATACCATGCACTATTAACATTAAATTGACCACTTTTATCCATAGGTAGTCCAGCAACAAGTGCTTCCTGCCATGAGAATGAACTAGTGCGTTCTTCAATAATAAATTTACCATCAATATCTCGTTTCTTACGAGTGAATTTATAAGTTGTTCTGTAATCGAAAGGCTCTATACGAGTATCCGTAACATTTCCTGCTGCATCAAAAGCAGTAGGAGTAGGAATAATAATAACTCTGAAACAGCCGGTTGGTATTGGAGTAACTTCAAAACTATCAACTACTCTTGCATTAGGTGGAAGAGTGTCATCAGTCCAAACAGTAGAATAATCACTATTTGTATACTGATAGATAGGTTTAAAATCTTCTGTTTTAACAACAGTAATACCAGAACCAGGTTTACTAATAATTGCTTTAATAATGTGAATATCTATTCCTAGTTTGCCCTGTACTAGGTGCATATGAGGAATAGCATTAGCCCATCCAATCTGTAGCTCTTTTGCTTTTTGAAATAACATAACTGCCATTGCAGGAGTTTCAATCCCTGTTCTAGAGTCTTTTGCTATTTCAGTAAATAAATCTATTTGATCTTTAATAGATAAACTAGATAGATCACTAGAAGTTTGTAATGAGGCTTCAACCTGTTTCCGAATAGCTAATTCTGAGGATTGTTCCGGCTGAATGTTATCTTTGTCCACTGATAAGATTTATATAGTGTAAAGCGGTAAGAGTTGACAAAGATACAACACAATTAATCAAAAACCTAATCTTTTTTGAAAATAATTATGTTGTATTTATGTAATCTTTTATGCGTTCAATACCATCTATAGTAATAGGAGTAACAAAGTTATCCTTTTGTCTATAAGATAGTTTAGATAGATCTCTACTCTTAACAAGTTCTCCTTCAGGATCACGAAAGTTATCAAAACAAAGATTGAATATTTTCGTTAACTTATTAGGATTATATATGTCAAGAGTCTTACCCCTAGCAGTACGTTGTTTATACTGAATAGGGTTAGCAGTACCAGCAGTAGTGATTACTTGTTGTAGATTAGGTACATCAAGTCCTTCATCTAATGCTCGTGCAGTACTAAGGAAAGTGAATACTTCTCTACGAAGTCCTTCAATTGCAATAGATTTTAGTGTGTCTTTACCGAAAAGTTTTATTTCTCCTTTCTTATTACCTGTTTTATAGGTAATCCATTCTTTAGTAGTAGGATCTAGTAAGGGTCTAGAAGAAATATTAGAGTGATATACTACTGAAATAGGTCTACCTATTCCAAAGTTTGCGTTAATTGCATTGCTAATAACATCTGCAAAATCAGTACTTTCATTGAAACATATTGTTGTAACAGGACTAAGCCTATATATTTCAAGTACAGCAGCAAGTTTTACAGGGTGATTAATCAATATCTCATTACGTTTAGCTTGTTGAGACATGAATAATCTTACGTTTTGCTCTATCGCAACAGGATTCCAATAATCATCTATTTGTTTAGATAACGTATTAGTTATATCCAAATTACGATGCCAACCTTTTAGTTCTGCAAGTGAATGACGTACAGCAGTACCGGTAAAATACTCAATCTTACCCAAACTGTTAAGATATTTCTTACCTCTGAAACAAGAGTTAATAACGTCATAATCATCTTTGAATATAAATTCATTAAGATCATCTCTAAATAGAAGTCGACTACCTCTAAACAATTCCAATGTTTCTTTCATAGGAGTTGTAAAAGCTGCATATCGTACTTTATCTACTTGAGGTAGTTCTAACATGATATTATACTCAATAAAAGGATTAATCCATTTTTTAGCTAATGCTTCTTCTTCAGTAATAATATCAATGATAGGACAAATTGAATCAATTGCACGTTTATCTTCACCGCTAGGATACGTACCAGTTAAACCTAATATATATTTATGCTGTAAGGTAGAAATAGCCATAAATCTAGCATCACTAACAAACTTATGAATTTCATCTACAATAAGTAAAGTACATCTTGTAGGAGAAACTCTCTGCATGTTAATTAGCTGAGCAATAGGAATAACTTGTACATGCTTACTTACTCGTTCAATGTATTCTTCTGATGAACTAGTAAATTGTATTCTAGCAAAGTAATCAGGAATATAATTCCTCCATACATTTGCTACAGTATCACTAGCAGTAGTAATGATAATACTTGCGTCAGGTTTACTAGTTAAGAGTTTCTCTATAACCATACAACCTTCTTCTGTCTTACCAAAACGCATAACATGATTAAGAGTACCTTTACCACCATTTCTTCGCCATACTTCTATTCCTTGTTCCTGTCGTTGTTTCTTAGTTACATCAACCAGATACGTCATAGGTAGCAAGTTTACGTCTAAAGAATAAGGTATAGAGGTTATCACCAGTTACTGCCAATAGTTCCCAATTATTATTAGACATTCTTTCTATTGTAGAAGGAGCATCAAGATGAGTAACCATACGTAAAATAGTGTGCTCATATGAATCAGGAACAGTTGTGAACAAAGTCATGATATCATTAGCAGCTTCATTAACTTTATTGTCAGGGAAGTGCTGCATTAATAGTTTAATCAGTTGTTTCTTCATAAGGTTTAAGATTAGTTAATAGTTATATCATCCTTATTCTCACCGGGAGAACATTAAAGATCATCAAACATCTTACCTGTATACTTTTTCATATCCTTAGTACGGATTAAAGATACAGTATTTATTATCTTCATTGCTTCTGATACATAGAACTTATAATCAATGTTATAGTCTAGCATAGTAGCACAAGGAAACCAATCGTTGAATATAGTAGCAGTTTGTTTAGCCTGAATAGAAATACGTTTATCTTTATCTTTATATTTCTTAATCAGTACTCCACCTCTATCACTAACAAAGTATCTAATATCTTTTTGTACGTTCTCAATATTAAGACTTCCATTTTTAATCGTATGATATTCAGCTAAGAATTGACCACCTATTTTCTGTGTCAAACAAAAATCATATATATCGTTACCAGCATGGATGTAATCTTTAATAGGAATACCTTTAGTAAAATAAGCATTAACAGCTTTAACTACTATAGGCATACCATAGCCTTTTCGTAAATCTATTTCATCAGAGAAATCATCATCATCAAATTCCTCATTAAGATCAAATGATTTTTCATAGGATACCATGAAATCTCCTTTAGTCTTAATTTCACCATTATCTTTAATAGCAAGATAATCATTAACACTAGTACGTACATACTTAGAATAAGTTGCATATTCAAGTTCAAATGAGAACTCTTTACACCATTCATCAGATATCTCTTTATAGATAGCTTCTAAATGTAATGGAATCTTACAAAGTAATCCGTCTGTATTAGCACTGATAACATGAATACCTGCTAGTTCGTAGCGTTCTGCTAGAACAAGTAATTTAAGTTCACAATTAATAGTAGTTTGATAAAGTGCTCTAAGGTCATATAGAAAACCCATTTCAAAACCAAACTTCATTATAACATTAGTTTGTGATATAAGAGTGATAAACTCTTACTAATGTTCTTACTATCTCTAGTAAGATTAGACTATATCTTCTAAAGTTTTAGATTGAGGAGCATGGAAAGTAAAACTATGCTTAGGTTTATTATGAGGAACATGACCAGATTTAAAACTAGTCGATGTAGCCTCTGTATTACCAGCATGTCTTTCTTCTTTCCAAGATAGACGTATTGCTTCATTACGTTTTTGTAACGTATGTGGATCAATATTATGTCCTTTCTTGTAAGAAGTAGGCATATTAGCTTTATGTTCTTCTGATTTAGGTACACCTATACTAGCATCTGACATCTTTTGTTTAGTAACATCAGAATGTTCATAAGTAGTTCCATTCTCAATCCTTGTATTATATCCTTTTTCTCGATTACAAGAATCAAATGCTGTAATCCACTTGTATTCTAATTCATTGAGTTGCTTTCTATCGGTAGTAACACAAAGAATAGTAGGTTCAAAACATTCTTGTCCATATTTTTGTATAGCATTATAAAGATGACTATTTTTTACATCTCTATTAGCTAGTACAAAATGATTATGAATACGAAGTTCTATATCTATACTTTGTCCGATATAAACTTTATTATTTACTGTATTCTTTATACAATAAATTCCCATCAATGCTGCATGTTTATTCATAGTCTTAAAGGATTTAATACAATTTTTAGTGAGGCGTTTCGGATATACTAGTATCAATAGTATTCCTACTTCCTTTCGGAATAGTCGTTGAACCTTCATCTTAATTAAGATGCTTGGCTGCGGATTGACCAATTATAATGCTTATTACTCTTACTATGATTAGTAGTAACCCTAACCTTATCACTAAGATTAGTTAGTACATTATACTCTAAGGTAGTTCCCGCAATTAACCTCATTTTAGTTCAGCTAGTTGGTTAACCGAACAATCCACTATTAGCTACAATCTTAAGTGCATCAGCTTTATGTTTCTCCTTATTATGTTTTGCTTTCATCCTACCTACGGTAATATCAGTAGCAATCATAGTAAAGATAAATTGATCAAGATGAGCAGGAGCAATCTTATCGTTAATAATGTTCCATGGGTAGTAGCTACCTACATCAGCATCACCAATTCTAATCATTGGGGTAGATTTAAATACACCAGGTTTATCCTTAGTATGTAATCCACCTTTAGCAAATGTATAGATGTTATCCATGAAGAATATCTCTTCCTTAAACTTATCTGTTACTGGTAGCACTTTCTTTCTCAGTCTTGCTAAGAACAGTTGTAGTTGAGGTGAAATAAACCTTATATTAGGATTAATAATATCTCCAAATTTAATAACACTACGATAAGTACGTCTGTCTTTAAACTCAAAATACTTTAATCCAGTAGCTTCAGAATAAAACTTACTGATTAATCTATCAGCTATTTTACTTCTATTGCTATTCATAAGATCAAGATTATACAATCCGCTAATACCTTCTTTCATAAGAAGTTCTTCAACATTCCTATCTAGAATAGCTTTAGCAAGTAATACATCATTAATACAGTAATCTCCTAAATCCTCAATACTTTCTTTAGGTATTATAGCAGTATGATGAAAAGGTAAATCTTGTACTCTATGCCATTTTAGACTAACTGCAAACTGCTTTAGTCCTTTTTTCTGTGGTGTTTCAAATAGACTATTCAATACATCCCATGATAGATATTTGTGTTTATGACCTTTAAAGATTGGTTCTATCTGTAGAACTGCTCTCCTATTAGCAATAACAGTATCACTAATATATTTAAGATCTTTGCAAATAAAGTCAGCAGATTTATTGAAATAGTCATTATAGCGTAAGATAAAGTAATCTATCACAAAGTCATCGTATTCATTGTTATTAAATCCGATAATGTGTAGATCAGGTTCATCTATAAAGAGTTTAAATTCGTATGATTCATTAATATCTTCTTCTCCATTGGGATCAGAAAATATAATAAACTTTCTAAAAACTAAACGAGAAAGCGCATTTGCCTTCTCGTTTAGTCTTTTGTATTTATCTGCTTCTATGTACTCGTTTAGCACATCAGGATCTGATTCAGCAGATATGAAGATACCTAGAAATATATTGGTATATACTTCTAAGTCGAAAAAATAAGTCATATTATTGTTTTTCTAGTACAAATGTGTAGTAACCCATTTAGCATTCCTTGTGTAGTAGAGCTTGTAGGATATCTAGAATTGAAAAGAGTAAGGTATGAATAGGCGTTATTAAGTTGTTGTGAATTAGTACAACTAGTAAGTACTCGAACAACTTTTACAATAGCTTTCGCAACAGAATACCTAGGTCTTTCTGTTTCTAGTATTGCTAAAGCTATCTCCCTTCTTAGCACTGGGAGAGTGATTAGTCCTTGTTCCATTAGGTTTAGGTTTATGTGAAAGAATACCAGTAACTATTGAAAATAATATTAATACTATTGCTATAATAGTACATATTATTATCAAAGCCTTAAAAACAAACTCAGGTGTACTCATTAGATAGGTAGTTTACGATGAAGAGGAAATAATTGTTGATATAGATTAAACACTTTTGTATAATCATCTAGAACAGCTAGTAGTTTAGCATCAGTATGAGTAGTATGCATAGGACTAAGAGTCGCTATGATATACGTTCTACCTATCTTTCTAATAACACCATGTTCGTTGTATATACGTAGTGATAAATCTCCGTAGAAGCGTTGCATAACAGCTTCACCTACTAAGACTATAATCTTAGGAGTAGTTTCTTGTATTTCCTGAGTTAAATAAGGATTACATTTATCTACTTCTATAGTTGTAGGTACTCTGTTTTTAGGAGTTTTACACTTTATTATATGAGTAAAATAAGCATTGCGCTTGTTCCAATTAAACATACGCATTAGTCTATTAAAAACTAGATACTTCTTTCCTTCAAATAATCGTAGTGTACGTTTTTCAAAGGCAGTAGGAAAGTTACCAATAAAGAATATATTAGCAGGTTTAGCACCACTACCCCAAGTAATCGTCATGTTATTAGTAACACAAAGATCACACAAATTACAATCAGTCTTTCTTGTCATACTTATTCAGCTCTAAGATCGGCAAGTTCTTTTTCAAGTCTTGCTATTTTCTTATTCATTAATTTCTGAACTTGTTCTATAAAGCGAGTATACTCATTTGTTATTTCATCTTTTTCTTCTTTTGTAGTAAAAGGAGTAGTATCTGATTTAATAGTAACTTTTGAGTCTCTATTTGACATATGACTATGTCCAAAAAGATAAGGATAATCTTCTTTAAGAATACGTTCACAAATAAGAAAAGTTTGAGAGTCTTTTATAGCTTTAATTTGCATAACAAGACTGTTACCTTTTATTGCATTTTCTTTTGTCATAGTAATAAATATTAATTAAGTCCACAAACAAAGGGATACACAGTAGTCATGTCAAAATGTTGGCAATGTGTAAGATTCAAAATAATATCAATTCCCTGTCCTTCAGGTGCAATTTCTTCATAAACTTTAGCTAGTCTATTAACAATTTGGGTAGTATAAAATCCATTAGCTACAATAACAAATGGTATGTTAAGTGTAGAGTATGCGTGTGTTGGTAAATTAGAAAACTTAGGTGGATTATTAAAATCCCATCTTTCTTCTCCCATAGCAGTTAGATTAGTAGAAATGATAAATGACTAGCTCTACTAACAGCAGTATAAAGAAGTTTATTCCTAAATTCAACAGCATATGGATCCCAACTTGTATTTACACGAGGTTTATTCCTATTACCTTCCCAGAAAGCAATATCAAGAACATTAATAAACATGTTTCTAATAGTACTACCTTGTAGTTTATGAATAGTAAGACCATATCCATAATCTAAGTCTTTAGGAATAGTATTCCTAGGTTTAGCAGCTTTACCTGAATACAAAGGTACATCAATCAATAACAAATTCTTTTCTTTAAACTCGAAATACTTCTTCCACGCTCTATTACGTTCAGCACCTGTTTTATCTTCTGTTGCAAGATGAAGAGCATTAGCATGATTATAAAAATTAATAAAACTAGGATGTGCATGATTAACAATAGTCATAGCACTTGTTTGTCTAGTTTCAAGATTCTTTAAGGTTACAACAAAACTTTCAAAGTTATAATCAGTTACTCTCCTACTCAAATCTTCTAGGATGTAATCTTCACTATTAACTAGAATAGCTTTATTGTATTCGTTTACAACAGTATTATAACCTGTAAACAAATCATCATGGTTAATCAATTCATCAGGATTATCCAAAGTATTCTGTCGAATAAAGTTATTCCATATTCCAACAGACTCACGAGTATATGCTGCATATCTTATATATGAAGTACTTCTAGTAAAATCTTCATCTCTAAAATATTCAAGCATTGTATTCTCAAATTGTTCAGTATCTAAACAAAGATAACCAAGTTTATTTTCAGTAATACCAACTCTGTTACGATATATATGATGTAGAAATGTAGAAGTTCCATTCAGTACATCATTACGTAACATTTGTAATACTTCTAACAAAGGATTACCTTTCTCTTGTCTTACAATCTCAGTTAAAGTAAAACCATTAGTAGATAGAAATACTTTACTAATCCTTTCTTTAATAGGTGGAAGTTGACAAGGATCCATTTTATTGTTATCACTAGCTCTCACTAGTGTTCAGACTATATCTTAACAGTTCATCTTTAATTTCATCATAATAGAACCATTTAATGCCTTGATGTGATTTCTTCTGTTTAGCACAACATTGTTGTACTACTTTAGGATTATATCCATCTACAGCAGTAACTTGTGCTGATTCATATACTTTATAGATATTATTATTATCAATACCTACAACAGCACGTTTACTAGTTTTTGATTTAACATATTCATCTAATCTTTTACCAGAGGTATAATCTTCTTCATACATAAATCTGTGTTCTTTGTTATGAGTTCTTTCACCAACACAACACTTACTTACTACTGAAGGATTAAATCCATCTAGTTCTGTTTCAGATAAACTAGTATATCGTTTAACTAATACATTAGCTAGAGTAAAACATAAGACAGGTTTTGACAATGGGTTCTTTTCATATTTGTTTCCAAAGTTACCATTTTCATTACCAAACTTATGTATTCCAAACTGATGATTACCTTCACCAGTCATTAGTTTACTTCTAGCTTCTCGCATTTCAGCTGTATAAGTAAGACCTACACTACCATCACCTCCATCGGTCATGTTTACTAATATGCCTGTATTATTATTCAATCTACCATGTTTACAAATTTCTGCTACTTCTATAGTAAAGGCCTCTTCTTGTGTTAGATTTTGTGCTATTATCTTAATATAACATTTATGTTTATTAACAATATTATGCCAATAAATATTTCTGTTAGCAGTTGATATAGCTCTATCTCTAATACCTTTTCCTACATAAAATAGTTCATTTGTATCAGCTTTATAATGATGATATACATAAAACATATTTGTATCTACACCATCCAAACCTGTTAAATCAATATTACCTATATTACTACTTTCATAATGAAGAATAGTTTTTCTAGGTACTAGTGTTCCAATGAAATCTCTTGTTGCCATTTTTTGTATAATTTAGTTAATTAATATTTACAAAGATACAAAATTTGGCGGAAACTGTTTCCTCCGTTTCGCAGAATTATTCAAAATAATATCAAATAATACCACTACGTCTTTCGACTAGTCGTTGAACCTTTACCTTGATAGGTACTTGGCTGCTGATTGTCCATTGTCACATCTAATACTTTTTCAAACATTCACACTTACTCTTGCGAGTTATGTTGTAGTAGTATTAGCTTTAGGATATTCCAGCAATTAGAAGGATTTATTGTGAGCAATCTTGTCTACCCACATAAAGAATTTTAACTCCAAAGTCAATAGCACGTCTAAGATTTAATTCGTATAGTGAACTACCAATTTGACTACATTCATCTATTACGACCATAGCATAGTTTTTCATTTGAGGATCACCCAATGCACTAAATGCTATATTATCAATATTAAATGTATCTAAATTAGTATTAGGTCTAAGACCATGTAAACTATGAAGTGTTTTAGTTGCACGATTAGTCGCACGTTCCGCATTGCGGGCTGCTTTATGAGTTGGTGCTGTAATACATACTGGTTTCTTAAACACTTCATTTAAAAAGTATTTTAGTATAAAAGTTTTACCAGTACCAGCATATCCACTCAATGTAAATGTAGGAAGATCAGATGCTACCCATTTAGCCATAGCATCTAAAGCTTGTGTTTGTGAATTGGTAAATACAATACCATCAGGTCGTTGTACACCACCATTAAATATTACCGACATTAGAATGGTAATTTAGTTAGTTCTGTGAGTATATGCGATATTGCTCTGTCGTAATTGACTTGTATAGTAGTTACTTCTTCTGGAGCAGTAGCATACCATTCAGCAATATATGCAGAATTAAATTTAGGATAACTCTTTACTTTACGTTCTTCAGCAGGTATAGAACCGTATGCTACAATGTAACAACTACGATCTACATGAATAACAATATCATGTTCATCTGCTAAATATAATATCATAATACCAAGTAATCCTTCAATAGAATCAAGTCCAAAGATTGCAGCAGGATCATATCCATGAGCAACAATCCAATCATAAAAAGTATCAGCAGTAGCAACATCAGTCGCTAGTATTTCAATCCAATTAACTTGCATAGAACTCTCCTTTCTTAATAGTACCTTTAATCCTCAAACCAGGTTTAAACCTAGACCAATATAAACTTATTTTAGCAATATCACCTGTAAGTGGTGATGAAATAGTTCGTGAACTCCATTCGTTCTCATCTCCAATTCTATATAGAGTTAAACAATTTGTAATATCTAAGGATTCAATAGCAATAGGAATAAGTTTACCGGATACTTTAGCATACCATGTATTATTTGCATATACAGTACGTATACTTGCTTTAGTTGGATTGGATACTTTAGGTTTAGGTGACAGTTTAGAAAAGTCCATGTAGATAAAAATTAGTTTAAGAGAGGGATTTCTCCCCCTCTTAATTATTTACGCAATATCTTTATATTTACAAAGCAAATATCTTCATTTACTCCGCTTACTGTACGAAGCTGATTACGATCTACCTTAGCAGTAATACTCTTATCAAGTTCTACTATGTAGATAGGATGATCACAACTAAACACCTTACCTATTTGGTTCTTTGCCCAAAAGATAGGACTAGCTGAATTAACATTTACAATTCTTACTTGCATACCAGGAATTAAAGGTGATAGTTTAGATTTCTTTTGTCCTGAAACCTTAGCACCAACTGTAAGACCTGTACTTTCTTTATCAATGATCTTTCCTATTAATACACCATGTGTGTTAACAGCACAATAGTTAATAGGAATACATTGATCTTTAGGAACCTCTTGGTATTTACCAAATACAAGACTATTTCTTTCTATTACTAGAGTAGTCCTATTAATGGCAATAACAATACGTATTTTATTCTTGTACTTTACGTATCCACCAACTTTAGGTGGTTGATTAGTAGGAAGGATTGATACAATACCTTCTTCTTCAAGATGTATTAGAACATTAGTATGTTCAGTCATATTAGTAACTGTTTAAAAAGGTGAAAGCAAAGGTACGATAAATTTAGTATAATAGCAAATTTATTTTACCTTTGCTATAACAAAGTAAGATTTATCTATCTTATCTACAACGTAGTTAGTAGCTTCAGGTAGATCGAGTACTTCATGTGAAGTAGGAAGCATTAAGCGATTAAGCATATCTAGGTATGCAGTTATTTCACCATGATGAAGTAATACTGCTAAATCATGTTGTTCATGAGCAGCAGCACTTCTAATATCATCTTTAAGATCGAAGATTGTTAGTTCTGTCAATATACATAAATGATATAATACTAGTAGTGTACTACTATTTGATCCTTTCATCTGTAGGAAGTATTAAACCTTGCGCAAGTAGATAGTTCACTAGTTGTTTCTTCATTCTAGAAAGATGTAGTATCTTCTTAGGAAGAGCATTCCAATCACTATGTATGCTATCTCTAAAACTATAACCAACGTAAACTTTACCATTAGCGAAAGTAATATTATCACCTCCACCAAAGTCTAGTTTTTCAGGTGCTTGTCGTCTTATTCGCCACAATTCTTTTAACATCAATATACCTTCATTGATATTACTAAGATTACTAGTAGTACAACTTCCATATGCTTTGTGTAATCTTTCAAGAGTAGGATACTGAGTAAATAGTAGAATACAATGAGAAGTTGGAGAATCTTGTGGTTTAATATGTTCAAGATCTCTAGGAAATTCAACATTTTTATAGTTTGCTTTCATGTTATTCGACTTTAATGTTTATCATCTGTGCGACATTATTGAAGAACTTAAGTTGTGCAGGACATAACCAACATGTTTGATCAGTACCAACAACTTTATAGAATGCTGAAGTATACTTTGCATCTTTAGGTGTATAAAATCTTAGTACACCTCTACGATCTTTATAATACTCAACTTCTCTAACTTTCTCTGTACAAACTAAAGTTGCATCAGGAAAAGGAAGATAACCCTGACTGAAAGTAATATCTAATGTTCTACGTCTAATATTTTTAGCACGTTTAATACTAGTTATTATTTCAGATGCTCCGGCTACAAAAGGTTCAGCTATTAAACCTAATGCAGGTTCATCGAATACCCATGATTTGGCTTTACGATAAACAGTAATACGATGTACTGCGTTTTCCATAGCGATAAAGTTAGAAAGGAGAATCATTACAACTCTCCTTTCTCCCGGTTATCCAACGTTACAGTGAACGAAGGAATGCTTTGTAGCTACTGTTCAATTTACTATCAGCAAGAGCTTCTTCGATAGTAGCATATTTGTCAGAATAGCCACGTACCCTTGTTACAGTTGTACCAAAATGTTGTGCAGCCTGAGCAACAATAGCATCAGTGATAGGACGACCAGGTGATTGAGTACCTTCAGCAACAGCTTTTGATGCTTTAGTTGCTTTAGCAGGTTTCTCTGCCTTTTCAGCTTTTGCTTTGCCGGTTTTCTTTACAGGTTCAGAGGCAGGTGCTGCTTTAGCAACTTTCGGTTCATCTTCAACAGTTACAGTTGCTTTCTTTGAAACATCCGACAACCATTCAATGAACAATTTGACTTTTGTCTTTGGAACATCAGTCATTGTAATTTCACCGGAATCAGCAGTTACTGTGGACTTTTTAGCATTTTCGCCTGCCCATGCTTTTACTTTTGCTACTGCGGTTTTTGCAGCGTTAGCGATTTTTATCTTCATAAAGATAGTTTGGTTTATCCTCAGCACAAGGATTTAGTTTAGAGTTTATCTTATCTACTAGAGGTGCAATAGTAGGTGTATGATAAGATAGTTTACACTAGTGTTTCACCGAGGTAACACTCAACTTGCTCAACTAGGTTTTTGATTATACAGAGAACCATTGACTATATGGGTTATAACTCTGTTAAACATAAAAGGTAGAGCATGTGTACAACTACTTGTAAATACACACTCTACCTTATTTTCTTACTCCTTGAGACTAGTCACATGCCTACCTAATCTAAGTAAATAGATAGCAGGACTAAGATATTCTTTCTGATACTTATGCTTATTTCTAAATATAGATGTTTGCGTACTAATCCAAACCCCAATTTGAGGTTCATTTTTATCAGCAACAAACGATCTCTGAAAATTGTTTCTACCGAATATAGATAAATGATTAAGAATAATAGCCCACATAGGAATACCTATTTGTCTATTATCTACCATTACATCCAATCCAACAGATCGCCAATATTCATATCTAGATGTACAAGCATTAGTACTTCCATCATGACTCATTCTGTCTCTCACGATCACATCCTTGAATGGATAAAACATTTCTCCATACCTTTGAATGGATTGAAATATAGGTTCAAAATCCATTGATGTGGGGAACTGTACATCCGGATGTACGACAGTATTCGGCAAGTTAGAGAAAGCTAGATTCTTACGAATAGCTTCTTTACCTGCAAAAGCACCAATCACAATGTTATCTTGAAGCACTACACCCAAGTCCATTAGATCTTCATCAGCAGGTTTAAAGTGAAATGTATTGCCACTCATTAGTGTGATCATAGTAATAAGATTTTAAATTAAACAATGGCTTAGTCGTGATACTGTCCCTGAGCTATAGACTCGTTGTCCTTGATCGTTGACTAGTTGCAGAAGGCGTTAAATCTATATACTGATCTAGTTGTATATAGGTAGGAATCTTCTAATATGCTTTCGCTAGAACATATTTTCTAGAGTATAATGTAACATTAGGTACAATATAACACTAATCATTATATTGTAAATCTAATTATCCATCTTTTGTTATTGGTTTCACTTCACCTCACCCTTTTTTGACAGAATAGGAATAAACTGAGTTTTAATGTTACTACCATCTTGTAATAGTTCTTTCCCAATACAACAATCCTGGGCTATAGATACATACTATCTGCGCTTGTATACAGAAATATATATCAGTTGTGTCACTCACACACTAGTTATCAGCTAATATGTTTATTACGATACATCGGTTTAAACGTACACGATTAATATTAATAGCAATATTGCTATTAATACTTCATAATAATTTCTTTAAATAGTTTATAATATAATTAATGCGTCAGCAGATAAAATAGTAGTATAGATAAAAACAATGGCAAAACCAATGACAAAGACTCTCCTGTCACAAGGACAAGTGCAAAGACAATGAAGCTATTACATTCAGTAATAGTAATCTCAATTGTTTTGACAGGAGAACGAGTATTGTTTGTTTAATGGTTATGAACCAGTTTCCGTACAAGGAAGGTTAGGCTAGCAGCCTATGTTTTTATTTTAGATACCATTTTATCTGCTGTAAAAGTTAAAGATTAATGAATGTCTCCATCATCAACCTTCTTCTACCACATTATATTTGGTTAACATTTCTGCTACCAAATCTTTAAATAAATCAGGAATAACAATCTTCAACCTTGAGATAGCATTTATCCTGTTTGCTTTCTCTGTTGTAAAAGTAGCACGAGCTGTTGCTGTATTAGCAAGATATTCAGCTAATGCAACTTCATATGCAGCACGAAGATTATTGTTTTCTGTGTTAACATCAGCTCTCAAACGATTGATCACAATAGCTTCACGGTTATCTTCAGCAAGCATACTGTTATTAACAGTAGCATGTATGTAGTTGATCTGTTGTTCAAGAGCTTGATGTTTTGCTGATAACTCAGAGTGTAGTTCCAACAATTCTTCGGGAGTATACAACCTATCTATTACAATAGGAGTTTTCTTACCTGGTTCCAACTCCATGAATCTTGCTTCAGCAATATCATTTACAGCTGTACGCATAGTAGTAAGTTTACCAGTACGATGAATAAATTTACCAATTACAGCAGCTTTAGCAACATTGCTAATATACTCAGCCTTTGTTTCAAGAGTAAATTTATCAAACATATCACTTTCAGTTGCTGGTTCCAGTTTAGGTTCATCCTCATATTGAGGTTTCTCAGGTGCTTCATGTGGATTATCAAAAGCTTCAAACTTAGCTTCAGCAAGTGCATTGACTTTAGCTTTAAGGGCTTCCATCAAGTATGCTTGTAAGGCACGATACTTCTGTATTTCATCAAGACGTACTTTAACATCAGCAAATGATATTACAGTCTGTCCTTTCAGAACATGTTTATCTCCATTTAGCAGAGTAATTGTCTCTTTAGTTGCAGAAACATTTTCAAGCTCATTCAGGTGCATAGATGCAATCTGATTAGCAAGATTACTCAGTGCTTGTGCTTTGGTCATCGATAGACCTTCATTACTCAGTAGGTTCCGGTTCATTATTTAAAAGTTTGGGTTGATTGTAAAGTGGCTTGACTTTTGTAAGTGATTTAAACTTACCTTTGCGTGAGAAGAAGTAGATGTAATTAGTACCATTATCCCCAAGTGTAACAATAGCAATACTTCCATTAGTTTGAGGAAGAATATCTACAATAGGTTCACCTACTACTACTTCCCGATCGGATGGTTTAGTATCAAATACTAAAAATATTACAATCACATATAGTATTGATAGTATCCACCAAATGTTTTTAATTAAGGTTGATTTCATGTGTATCATTGTTAGAATGAACAATAGCTTTCATACCACTGCATATGGCTTCTTTAGGAACCATCATCAGGTAAATTGCATAGTCTTCTGTATGTACTACAGCAAACTTAGGAACATTAATACTTGGTATCAACATATGCAGAAGAGTTAGATGTTTAAATTCTGCAATAGTATGACCATTTGAGTGTTCTTCTGTATTAGTAAAAGGTACACCTCTACCAAAACAACACTCTGTAGCATCTGTAATAGATGTGAACATAGTTTCAGCAGCTTCTGGAAGTAGATTAGCTGCACCAAAGATTACAAGTTTCATTTGAGTTCTCGTTTTATATTACCAATCAGCAGTTTAAGAACGGTAGCTGCTGGTTCACCGTTAACCATTGCTTTAGTAGCATTGGTAAAGTCTGCAACTTGAGCAGACGAGATTAGTTTCTTAACCATAGGACGATGATACTTACGTTCACCATCACATAGATATGCTTCGAGAGTTGTTGCTTCCATTATCCATGTATTAGATCATTACTAACAAGACGAAAAGGTAAACCATAACCAAATTTAGTTATAAGTTTATCTTCAAACTCAGTTCTTTCCATAATTGATTTCCTGGAAATATACATTGTTTGTGTCTTACCAGCATAATGTGGACAAAAACCATGAGTATAAATGTACTCAGCAATAATTTTTTTCATAGTTATAGGTTTAAGTGAATAATCAAATTCCATTAATAGGTGTATCTCTAGATATATAACAAGCAAGTAAGACTCTAAGAACCTTGCTAGGTGTAGCATTATGTCACCTCTCTATCCCTAGACAGGTTGCTACTTTGTCCTTGTTTTCTTCCCATGACGATTAGGTGTTAGGTGAATACTAGGATTGGACAATGTGGTAGTGAGTAAATGTGTACTCATTATTTTGAGAGTATATAATCAACACTGGTGTTAATACAATACTCTTCAAAAGATTTATCTTTGTTACGTTGACCTGCTTCAAACATTCTTTTAGCAAATGCTATAATAGTATCAGAAGGAAGTGTTACAGCAAGTTTAGGTTCAGTATTAAACTCTTCATTAACAGTAGGGTTAAATGTAAAATCCAAAATACTTAAATCAACTTGTACTGGTGTAACAGAAAGATCTTCATAGTTATTTCTATGAATACCACTAAATAGTACAGACATTGCACGTTTAGCAATATCATATGTAGTTTCACGAGTAGATGCTGAAATTGCAGCATATTTATCATTCCATCTTAAATACACATTAGCAGTGTTAGGTTCACGTTTAAAATAAAGTTTGTTCATCGCTTGTTAGTTTAGGTTTGTAATAGTACGTTTCTTTGTCCATTTGAAATAGTCTTCGATATCAGGAAAGTATTCAACAAACTGTTGAATTGAATTTACTCCTATTATATCAAGACGTGTAGTAATTGAAAAGTATTTAATGGTATCTCTTGTAATATATTTAGTATGTGCAAAAAGAGCACCATAGTAAAAATTCATACAAGGTATTTTATACCATCTGATAACCTTCCAAAACAGTATCTGATATACCACTTGATATTGTAATTCAACATCATTGTTATCAGCAATAGTTCTATACTTTGTAGGCATTGGTGTAAGTGTTAAGGTTTATACTAATATTACATTTGTAGGTGTATTAGTAATTATAGATATTGATAATGATAAATAGTTATGTGCGATATCCTCTAATGGATTTATTTGCTTACTTGATATAACAAACTCCGAATAACAGGTACGGTTTAGGACACCTGTTATCGGAGTAAGACACAACTATAGCTTCTCTCGCCTAAGCGGTTATAGGCAGTAATGCTTTCATTGTGTTAGATTATACAAATAATGAATTAACATTTTCTTTACTAGTTATAGATTGTTTGGTAAACAATACTTGATGATTACCTTTCTGATATTCTGTAACAGTTAATAAAAAAATATTAAAATCATTACGTAATAATATACTAAGTTCTTCTGTTTCAAACAACGACTTGAGTTGTTCTACCGATAAGAATGCACAATACCAATAATGACCATATTTAAAAATATCTAATCCTTCCTCTCTAGGTGTAGGAAAACAAGTATCTGTACAATCACTTGGATACCTAAAATGTTTATTACAAGCATTAGGTGCAAGATCATATGCAGTTACTCTATTTTTAAATATACCATTACCATTAGTATGTTCAATTCTTAGTACTTGTAGTGGTTCCATTGCCATATCAAATAGATTTAATTGATTTTTCATAATAGTTATTGTAAGATTATATTTGTAGGTGTATGATAAATATAAACAGAGTAAGGCACGGTTCTAACACCTTACTAACTACAGGTTCTAGGCTATCCTGCTTACCATTATGGGAACCGTTCTGTTTAATTACTAATTACATGGTATGCAATTAGTATGATAGCAATACTAATAACAGCATAAGCTATTAAAGATATTCTATCACGTGTTGAGAGACCAGGTTTATGTTTCATGTTGTTAAGATTAATAAAAATAGTATTAATATGTGAATGATAACTAGAAATAGTAATAGTAATATGTAAGAAGTTGATGTAAAATATGAGTGAAATTTGAGGCTTATTAGGTGCTGATAAGGTAAGACACATTATATAATTATTAGGAGTAAGAGGAGAGCTTGCACGAGAGGTTGAAATAGTACTTGTGATGGTGCGCGAAGCGCTCATACCAATCTCTTCAATCCTAATAATATTTAATACTAGCTACAGTCTTATTGCAACATTACTAATATTATTACTATTATCAATAGATTTATTAATACTAGTAGCTTATTAGTATGCATGAGGAAAATCATTACAAAGACTTGCTTGAGTAGCTTATTAGTTGCAATGAGGATAAGAGCTGGTTGAGTGACAGTCAGTACTATTTCCAATGGGAACAGGAATAGTACGACTGTCACTATGACCAGCTGTGGTAGTAAGTCGAAGAGGGCTGATGATGTAGCCCTACTCCGACTGTAGGAAGCGAAGGTGATTACTTCTCGATACCTTCTTCGCCTTCGGGATCAAATCCGGCTACGCTGAAGGTAGAACGCTGGCGTTTTTGTGCCTCGGCGTAGTTGTCCTTTGCGATCTCGACTTGTCCTTCGAACTGCAACACCTGCGGTAGATAGGATTCATCATCAGCGGTAGCACCTTTCAACTTGTCAACCCATACAATAGTACGTGAAGGCACGACGAATGTAGCAAGTTCTTTCAGGGAACGTGCTCCAGTGTTTTCCATGATCCTCGAAGCCTGTTCAGCCGACAGAGGAAGAATACCAATCTTTGCACCGTTAGGTAGCACGATAGGTTGCATGAGTTCCAATCCTCCTACTTTGTGTGAAGGTTTGCCAGTTGATTTGAGGATGATATCAAAGGGCTTGGTCACTATGCGCATGATACGCATTGGGAGTTTCTCTTCGACAGTCCGTTTAGGATAACCATTGCTGGTAGTAGTAGCACCTGCGGCTGGTGGATTAGCCAATTCGAATGCGTCGAATGCAGCCTGTGCTGCGTCCATAGCTTTCTTGTTAGCGGGAGTTTGTGAGGCTGCAAATGCCTCCTGTGCTGCTTTAAGAGTAGCAAGCAACTCTTCTCTGGTAGGTTCCATGAGAGTCTGAGTTTTGGGTGAAATTTTCACTCCACGATTGTTACTGATATCCCTATCAGCCTAAGGCGGGGGAGTGTCGCCGCCAAATTCAAGTAGGGGGTGTTCGAGCAGGAGGGTTACTAGCGCATATAAATCTAGTATCCAGCTTTATTCTCAAGCTAGCTTCTCCTCTCTTATAAATCTTATCAAAATTACTAGAATATTTACTATATTTAATTCTATTTACTATAATAATCTCTCCTCTCATAACAATTTCATTAAATTTACTAGAATTTACCCTAGTTTCAACACTATTTCTACCTATATTAGCACGTTTGCTCAAGATTGCTACATCCTTATTTCTACCGGGAAGATTACCTTCTCAATATTATTAACAATATCATATTCTAAACAAGTATATTCCCTATGTTTACTCCTATTTGCAATAATATATTTGAAACTATCAAATAAAACCAATAATTCCCATCGAAGATCGGTATGTACACTAGTATTAGTAGCATTATTTAAGGCAAATTTGCCCTATATATAATAGGTATAGCAAACCACTATTAGGATTAAACTATTACTGTACATAATGATTTATCTAGACATAAAATATAGTCATATCGACTACTGTTTATGTCTTTAGAAGTACTAATACTACTATACTTCATACGACTATTGATTCAAGCATAAGTTTTTAAATTATTTTTATTTATTTTTATTAAAAAATATTTGCTTTGTATTATTAAAACTTATATCTTTGCAAGGCTTTTACCGAAGCAATAGTCTTAAAAGTTTTAAGACTTTTAAAGATGCTCAGATCGAGATAACTAGACCAACTACTAGCGACAACAATAGTCTAACTAATGAAGTTCTACCTAGTTTTAATGCTAATAAAGAATTACAATGAAGTCCTATGACTTCTAATGAAACAACAAATATATCGGAATCAACTAATTTACCATTTAATTAAACTAATCCAATGACTAACGTACAAGAAGGTATTCCTTCAACAATTGATGCTGCTTTTGCAGGTGACGTGATTACTTATATTCATCGTCTTGCTGGAAAAGAAGATATTAATTCTCTAATTGATGTACCTAGTAAGTATCTTCTTACTAAAGGTGCAATTAAGAATTTTATGCAAGAAGAAGGGAAGACTAAAATATTCCCAGGTACTACTACTAAAAATAATGTAATCCTTCAACTTGTAGCTGAAGATACTCCACTTGAAGTATTTAACAAGCTTGATACTTCTAAATCAGAAGGAGTTACTGATTACATGGCGTTTACTGTATTAAGTGTTGGAGAAGAAGTAATTAACTGTAAACCTGGCGATGTTGTACATTGTCATAATAGACTTGCTGGAGCTAAGTTTTCAGATGATTATGGTAGGGAAGCTATTCATAAGTCATTTAAAGCTTTACCACGTGAAGATTATTTAAGTATTGTTAAACTTTTTCCTCGTATCAAATTTCATGATTTCTTTGTGATCAGTTCATTTGATATCTTCTACGTTGCAGAATAATGGAAATACAGAATTTTCAAACACTGACTGGAATAAAACTTGCTATTAAGAATATTAATAGTATGGTTACTGTTAATAAAAATGTTCTTGCTGAACTAGAGAAGTTTAAGGCTCTAGCACCTAAAGATCAATTTGACTTAGTAGTAGTTTTAGTAAAGTTTCAAAGTAAGTTTATCGCAGATACTATCAGGGAAGGTAACTCTATTGCAGTACCTTCCCTTGGTACGTTTGCTATTAATGAAGGTTCTGTTATTTATCGTAATCATTTAGATAAAGTTGCTAATGAACTAGATTACATTGATTATTATCATGTACCTGCTAGTAAACGTACTGAAGTAAAGAAGTTAGCTAAGGTTTCACAAACTAGTGATCAATTTGCTAAACGAACTAGAGTTAAAAATAGTAAAGCTAATAAGGATACTAGTAAGGTTATATTACCCTTTCAATTTAAAAAAACATAGTATGAATTATTATTGCATTACTTATTGACAAGTCTTATTTATTGTTGTATCTTTGTCGAATAATTTAACACCTACAACAATGAAAGTAATCGTGAAGGAATCAGCAGATAAGAAATTAGCTTTAACAGTTGCCTTATCAGAAGCCAAAGCTACTACTAAGGAATCAGGAAAAACCTCAATAGGCATCTTTTTTGTTAAGTTGAGCAAAACTATTATCCTTTTCTAAAAGTAGCACAAATCGACTAGAAATAGCCAATATGACCGCACCAATCAATTCAGTACATCCGACTACTATCTATTTTGATGAAGAACGGCATAAATATACTGATGAATTTAGTAATGACTATATTAGTGTTACTACTATTCTAGGTACTTATGCTCCTAAGTTTGACGCTAAAGAGAAAGCTAGACAGTGTTATAGAGCAGGACTTAGAGGTAATCCTAAGTATTCTGGTAAAACTTTAGCACAGATAGAAGCTCAATGGGATAATGCACGTATTAAAGGTTGTGATACAGGTAATGTGAAACATAATTACTTAGAAACAGCTATTAAAGGTGCTACTAACTATAAAAGAGGTGCATCTAATTTTATTAATGGTCATATTTATACTATAGCAGATGTTATTCAACATCCTGGTTATGGTGAAGTGCAACTAGATTACTTTCAAAAGGTTGGTCTAGATATGAGATACCCTGATATATATGATACTATTGCGTATCTATCTTATCAGGGTTATCGTATTTATGCAGAAATAGGTGCATTTAGTTATACACATCTTATTTCAGGTCTTATTGATGTATTCCTTATTAAAGATGGTAGATTTATTATCATTGATTGGAAAACTAATAAAGCTCCATTAGTCTTTATTCCTGGTTATTGGGAGAAAGATCGTAATGGTTTTCTTACAGGTAAATTTATTGAGAATACAGATATGATGCTTCCACCTGTAGCATATGTTCCTGCTAGTCAAGGTCATAAGTATACATTCCAACTTAGTCTATATGCTAGACTAGCTGAGATGCTAGGACTAGTATGTGATGATTTACTATTGTTTCATATTATAACAGATGAACATACACTAGAGGAACGAGTAGAGTTTCATCCCATTAAATATATGAAACCTGAAATAGATCTTATACTGAAAGATCGAGAGTTTCAAGTTCATTCTTTACAATCACAATTTAATTAATATGGCAAGTACAGGAGATAAACTAGAGAAATGGATAATCAGGGGAGCTTGGTTATTAGTAATCTTAGTAGTACTAGTTATTGGGTTTCTTATATATAAGAATATTCAGTACAATAAGATTAAAGATCAGTATAAACAGAATACAACATTTATGTTGTCTAGTATTGAGTATTGGAAAACAAACTCAGGTAAGTATGTAGCTACTACACATCAACAAACTTATACAGCTAAACAACTAAAAAAAGCAACAAATGAAACAATTAAGGCAATTACTAATACCAACAAAGAACTTGGTATTAAGTTACGCAAGACTGAATACTTACTCCACACGTCACTCGGACTTAGAATTGATACTGTTCTTACTCCTTATTATGATACTATCAATAATAACATAGTAGTGGAGATAGATACATTGATAATAAAAACATTAAAGATAAAGAGAATAAAAGAACTTGGTACAAATAAAGCAACTTATACTATTGAATACAAGCCTACATTAACAGGTAGTATTAATTGGTATAAAGAAGGTAAATGGAAGATCAAGAATATTGTTATCTGGAGAAAGAAAATATATAAGATTGATCTAGTTGCAGATGATGGTATATTACAACCAACATCATTGATACTTATTAAAGTTGATTAAATGACTAATATTAGAATATTTAAACTAGTTGATGGAGTACTTGAATTAGATAGAGAAGAAATAACACTCTATAAACATTTAAGAAAGATCCTTACTAGAGATAAAGGTAGTCCAGGAGATAGCGATGGTCGGAAGAAAGCACAAGCTTTTAAAGAACTTCGCTATATCTATTTTATATGTGATTATAGTGGACACCCTCGTGTACATGGATATTCTCCTAAAGAAGCACATGCTTATGCTATAGAACAATGTGATTTACCACTTAGCTTTGTGCCTGATAAAGATATACAGGCAGCTATGGATGAATACATTGATCTTACTACTAGTGTAGCTAAAGAATTGGTAGACGAATTATTGTCTGTCTTACGTAACAATATTCGTGTAGTTAGAATACTTAGAAATAAGATTGATGCATCTATTATCAAGATCGAGAAAGCTGATATTGTAGAAGATGCTGATACTACTAAGTTATTTACTGCACAAAAAGATTTAATTGCAATGGCTATGTCTATTCCTTCTGCTATAGAAACACTTAATAAAGCAGATGCTCTTATTGTAAGAGAACTACATAATAAAGATGGTGTTATGTATGGTGGAGATACAATAGAAGATAGCATGAATCCTGATCAAACTTTAAAATAAACTGCCATGGAAAGACCTCCAATGATACCTGTAGTATCCTCGCAAATTAAGGCTGTAGGATATGATGAAGATGAATCAGAATTGTTCGTTCAATTTAAGAATGGGCGTATTTATGTTTACCATGAAGTACCTAATCGTGAATATGTAGCAATACTTAACGCTAGTTCACCAGGTACATACTTTGCAGATCATATTAAATCTAAATTCGAATATCAACAATTATAACTATGACAACATTTTTTGATGAAACAGATTTAACTACTTTTGGAAAGTATTTATTATCTAAGGAAAGACGTGATCTTATCACTTCTAATTATAAAGAAGGTGATAATGTTACTTTAGAAGATAGACTATCACAAGTTTATGATAGTGATCTTGCTAATTGGAAACACTCAGAAAAACTATTTAAGGAACTAGGAATAAAACCATGAAACACCTAGAGTTAATACCTAAATTTGTAACACATATAGATGAAGAATTACAAGAAGGTATCTTGTATATTTCAGAAGAATATCAGACTGCTATTCATCTATGTGCTTGTGGTTGTGGTGGTAAAGCAGTAACTCCTTTAAATCGTTGGACATTAACTAATAATGATGGATTGATTACTCTTAGACCATCTATTGCAAATTGGTCTGGTGAACGTGAGTATCATGCACATTATTATATTACTAATAATAAAATTCAATGGGTATGATAAATTTACCTACTACCATTAATATTTGTGGTAAAATTTATACTTGTATTAGAGATAGAAGTATCACTGGTGCAGAATTTGAGTTCAATAGTAGAACTATTATAATAGGTGATTGCGCAGATCATGCTGTATTAGATTATCTAGTACATGAGATAAGCGAAGTTATTCATATTATATTAGGTACTAGAATAGAACATGCAGGTAACAATGGATATGTATTTCTTATGAACCATAATAACTTCCAAACTCATAATGAAATACTAGTTGAAACATTGTTAAGCAATAACATTATAACTTTTAATTGTATAACAGATGAAGCGTAGAATAGTACTAAGTGCTGGTCATAGTAATGTACCAGGTAAAGACATGGGTGCTGAAGGTAATGGTTACATAGAAGGTAACCTTACTGTAGAACTTCGTGATCTTATTAAAGAACAATTAAATAGTTGGGGTATACCTGTAAGTGTTGATCCTAACAGTAATGTAACTAAAGATACTGTTGCTCTATTCAAGAAATGGTTTGGAGCTAATGATATAGTAGTTGACATTCATTTTAATGCTAGTATTAATCCTGATGCTAATGGAACAGAAGTATTAATTCCTGATAGTCCTAGTGCATTTGAAAGTGTGCTTGCTAGAAAGTTACTTAATGCTTTAGTTGCATTTAATCTTAGATCAAGAGGTGTTAGACACGAAGGAGAAAGTGCTAGAAAGAAACTATTTTTCTTTACTATACCTAGTGAAACAGTACTAATTGAAGTATGTTTTATATCTAATGGTAGAGATATGGCTAGGTATGTCACACAAAAGAAAGCAATAGCATATTCACTAGCAACAGTATTAAGGGAGGTACAAACATGGCAGTAATTGAACTGATTGATAAGAAAGGAAATAAACTTGTACTTAAATCTTTAGATGAAGGTTGGAGTATTCAAGTTAATGGTGGTGCAATAACTTATATTACTAATGGTAATATACTTAGTCTTTCACCTGAACAAGAATTAGTTCGTACAGCTAACATAGAGTTAGTAACTGGTACCAAAGGTGAACATGATGATTTTGGTAAACTAATTAAAAGTTTTGAAATACCTGAAAGTACTATTTTGGAAGATCTTTCAAAACAAGGTTATACAATAGTTTCTACTGATAATGAAGCATATCCAACTCAAATAAACACACATGACATACAGACAAGAGATCGAACAAGAACTAGGATTTACTCCTAATGAAGATGAAAGGATTTATCTTCCACATTCAGAAGAACAATTTCGTGAGAAGTTTAATGAAGCTTTTGTAAAAGCTAGAAGAAATCCTGCTAGATCAGTTGTTATATATCCTGGTTATGAAAATGTATTTCCTACTAATTATCAAACAAAAGATATTGATTGTCATATTAAATGGGAACCTATGGGTAATGCAGGTAAACTTACAACATGGTTAAATACTATTAGATAATGGTTTATCAAGACGAAGTATATGTAGAAGGTCTACATCCATTTATAGATTATATTCATGAGGATAAATCTATTTATCCATTTGCTAGTAGTGAAGGCTATGTAGATGATGATAATGATTTTCTTATTGGTAGGTCTGGTGGATTCTTAATGAATATTGATTTTGTATTTGTTAATACTGTTGAATTTAGTAGAGTTGCAGAACATTATCAAAAACATGGAGTATATACTTTTGCTACTAAAGGAAGTAAAGCATATAAGGAGTTTTGGCAAAGGGAAACAGATAGGCGTCAAGCAGGTATGACACTTAATTGTAAACTACCTGTTGAATATATTGATGCGTATAATGATCCTAATGTTCCACAATTTATTAAAGAAACGTATCTTCTACCTCTTAGAATAACAGGAGATCATTATAACTATCTTAATTATGGTAGAATAATGAGAACTCCTACAGAAGAAGAAAGATTAGAAATAGTACGTAAAAGAAAGAAGGGTAAGAAAGTTGCAGGGTTTCCTAAGTTTTGGGATGGTGACTATTGGAACTTTAAGATTGATGAGTTTGTATCAGCTAATGATTTTCATCTTTGTAAAGCTAAGGCTAGACGTAAAGGTTATTCATTTAAACGTGGTTCACAAGCAGCTAATACTATTAATAGTACTCCTAATATAACTATTATTCTTGCTGCATATCTTACAGATTATCTTACAGAACCTGGTGCTACATCAGACATGCTAAAGACTAATCTAGACTGGTATGAAGATAAGACATATTGGAAACGTGGTTATATTAGTCAGAGTTTAGAGACTATTGAATTAGGTTATAAGAAAAGAGGAGAGGGTGCTAAGAAATATGGTTTCAAAAGTAAAGCTCTTAGTGTTACTCTATTTAATAACCCTAGTGCTCCTATTGGTAAAGATGCAGTAGAAATTGATTATGAAGAAGCAGGTAAATGTTTTGGAAAAGGTACTAGATTTCTTATGTATGACGGCAACCTTAAAGAAGTTGAAAATATTCAAGTAGGTGATTTATTGATGGGTAGAGATAGTACTCCTAGAACAGTATTAGCTACTCAACAAGGTGTTGATAAATTATATAAAATAATACCTCTTAATGGCATACCTCATATAATTAATAGTAAACATGGAATACATACTTTATATAGAGCACAAACTAAGAATACAATAGTGCCTAAATTAATGACGGCTGATGAATATATATCTATGTTACAAATTAGTCCTAGAAAAAAAGATTTATATTCTCTTGAAAAAGTAGGAGTAGAATTTGAACACAAAGATGTTTTAATTGAATCTTATATATTTGGTTTATGGATTGGAGATGGTGATAAATACGATAGTCAAATAACTAATATAGATAAAGAAGTTATTGATTATTTAAGTGTTTATGCAAAGAAACATAATTTAAGAATCTATCATAAGAAAAATAATAATAGTGAAGCAATAGATGTATGTATTAGAGGTTGGGACGATAAGAAAAATTGGTTTAGAAGTGAATTAGGTAGGATGAATGTATTAGGACATAAGTATGTTCCTGATGAATATATTTTTACAGATACACAAAGTAGATTAGAATTTTTAGCAGGGGTAATTGATACTGATGGAAATTATGATGTACGTAAAGGTAATTTTGAAGTAATACAAAAAGAATATCAACTTGCTGAAACTATAGCTTATATAGCTAGAAGTTTAGGTATGAAAACTACTTTAAGTGAAAAAGTCATAAACGGTGTTACATATTATAGAACTCTTATACTTAGTGATGTACATAGAATACCTACTAAAATTCTTCGTAAACAAGCAGAACAACGTACTACTTTGCAAAAGAATCCTCTTGAAACAAGATTTGATGTAGAAGAATATGGAGAAGGTGATTATTATGGATTTACAGTAGATAAAGATCATCTTGTATTACTAGAAGATTTTACTGTTGTACATAATTGTCCTAACTTAGAACAAGCTATTGAACTTGCAATGAGTGGTACTGAATCAGGAGATATGTCTACTGGTACTATTCGTGTGTATGGAACAGGTGGAGCAAAGGATGCTGATTGGCGTCCTTTCTCTAACTTGTTCTATAATCCTGCTAGTAATACCATGATGCCTTTTGAGAATGTTTGGGATGATGCTGCAAGATATGAAGTATGTGGTTTCTTTCATCCACAGATATGGAACTATGAACCTCATATGGATGAACATGGTAACAGTTTAGTTGTTAAATCATTTCATATAGATAAAGCTAAAAAAGAATTAGCTAAGAAGAATAGAACTACTGAAAAATATTTACTTTATGTAGGACAACGTGCTAATTCTCCTAGTGAAGCTTTTAATACTGGTCATGAGAACATCTTTAGTTCTGCTGAACTATTAGATCATTTAAAAGATATTGAAACTAGAGAAAGAAGTATGAAGTTCAGAGATGGACAAATGGTCTATGGTGCTAATGGAATTGAGTTTAAAACTAATGGTCAACTAGAAGCAGAAGGTAATAAAGTACATCCTTACATTAATGAAGTCCCTTTTAAACTTACTCAAGATTTACATGGTTGTTGGAGAGAGTACTATCCTCCTTTTAAGATAGATGGTGAAATACCTAATGATCTTTACTACATGACAATTGACCCTGTTGGTAAGGATAAAGAAATGAAAGAACTTACTACTAAAAACTCCTTACTATGTATTCAGATATACATGTATCCTAATGATATTAGTAATAGTGCTGGTGATATACTAGTTGCACAATTCATAGGTAGACCACCTGGTGAAGATACAGCAGCTAGTATTGCTATTGCAGGATGTGAAAGATATCGTGCTAAAGCATTACCTGAAACAGATAGGGGTACAATTGTTGCTGACTTTAGACGTGCTAAGAAACTTCATCTACTTTTACGTGATCCTACGTTTGTAGTAACTGCTGGTAGAGATGTAAATAGTGCTCCATTTGGTATTAATATAGGTAGTGGAAGTAAGGCAGAAGATGGACTTATTTATTACAGAGATTATCTTTATGAAAAAGTAGGTGTTGATGATAATGGAAAAACTTTATTCGTTTTACATTATATACAAGATTTAGGACTTTTAAGGGAACTTGTTACTTTTAGAAAGAATGGTAATTTTGATAGAATATCTACTGCGAGAGTAATGGTATTCCAACGTATTTCATATAGAACTAAAAGGAGTAAACCTAAAGCTCCAACTACAGGTAAAACAGTTTTAGGATCACTTGGTTTATATAGACATAATTGATATGGAAAAAATGATGCCCGAACAAAGGGTTAGTGATACAGTAAGAAATAGTGCTGATTGGTATAAACCTATGTATGACTACCTAGTTCAAAAAGGTATTAGTCTTAATAATAGAACTTATACACAAGAAAACCTTAATGCAGCTAATGGTATAGTTGCTAAAAAGACTTTTCAAGAAGTACTTCAACCATTTTCAGGAGATGGAGAACCTCTTAAAGATTTACCTGGAGAGATACGTGCTACTGATTTTATTACACCTATTCGTGAAAAGAACCTAGGTGAATACTTAGAACTACCATATAAGTTCTTTGTAACTACTCAAGATCCTGATGCTATAATGAGACGTACTGTAGAAGTACAGGAACAAGTATTCGGATTAATGCAACAGAAGTTTGCTGCAATGGTAGAACAACAGCAACAAGAAGGAAGAATTGATGTAGAGCAAATAGACTTTCAACAAGAGGCTACTAACTTTACTAATGAGTTCTTTGATGATAAGGCTATTCAAGATCAAAATACACTTAATCTTATTAATGCTCTTACTGATTTTGAAACTCAGAGATTACAATGGTTCTTTTATTGGTGGGCAACAGAAGAGTTCTATACCTACAGATATATTCTAAATGATGAAATAATAAAAGAAACTATATCTCCTCTTAATGCTTATCCTATTAGTAATGGATCACAGTTTAATGAAGATGATGATGCTTTTATTTGGAAAGTTAAATTATCATTCCAACAGTTTTTATCTGCTTATGGTAATGATGATGAACTATCAGAAGATGATCTAGAATATTTACGTAGTATTTCTGTAGATAGTAGATCAGGTTTGATTAGTGCACCTGTTCATTTCCTTAGAACTAGGGTTGGTGCATTTGATCAACTACAAGGTTCATTTACATCTGATCAATCTAGACTTGAATTTCCTACTCGTAATGAGGATTTAGTACTATGGAATATAGTATTTAAAACACAAGTTGAAAAGAAGGAACTTACGTATATGACTCCTATGGGACAAATAGCTACTATGATTGTTCCTAAGGATTATGTTCTAATGCCTGAGGCAGGTGATATTAAAATTAAGTCATTATGGATTGAAAAAGTATTTTTAGGAAGAAGGTTTGGTGATGAGAATGTAGGTATTTATTTTAAACCTAAAGAATTTGAGATTCAGCGTTACGATGAAGTAACTAATACATGTAAGCTACCTATAGGTGGTAAACGTGGTATTATGGATGGAGTAGCACTTAATCCTATACCTAGACGTTTACTACCTTATTTAGCAGTAGATCGTATTCTATTACTTAGGATTGAAAGAGAGATTGCTAAGTTCTTTCCATCTATTACTCAAATACCTCAAAGTTTGATTAATGATGATGCTATGGGTACTACTATAGAAAAACTTCGGCACATGAAAGCTGATGATAAACTATTAGTAGATGATACAGCAGTAGATGGACAAGTTCTTTTACAAGGACTTAGAACTGTTGCTGGTCCTCAGATTGCTGATTATCTTCAAACTTTATGGGATATACGTAGAGAATCTAGAGCTGAAGCATGGGATGTAGCTAATATGAATAGTGAAAGATTTGGTGCTGCATCTAGTAGTCAAACTGTATCTAATGCTAATCAGAATATTTATAGGGCTAAATTAGGTAGTACTGTTATGATTTCAATGTTTAATGAAGCATTGAGACGTGAACATATGGCAGATCTTGAGTTTAGTAAATATGCCTATAGGAACGGAAAGAAAGGTAGTTTCTATGATCAACGTGAAGGTACTTTTGTTGATGTAGATATAGATCCTATACAACATATTAAAAATGCCTATGGTGTTTTTGTAGTTAACGCTAAAGCAGAAGAAGAAAAACTACAACAATTTAAAGATTTTAGTTTTGCAGCTGCACAGAATGGAGATAACGATCTAGCTATTGAAGCTATTGACGCAGATCATGTACCATTAGTTAAACGTGCATTACGTAAGGCAGATGCTGCTAAAAAGGATTATGAAAAATGGGTACAAGAACAAGAAACTGCTAGAGTTAATAATAAGATTGAAGCAGATGCAGCAGCTAAACAACTTGAACTTGATACTAACGAACGAATTGAAGATAAAAAGAATGCAACAACTATTGAAAGTAAATATGTTGATGTAGCTATTGCAAAACTTAAACTTCCTACTACAACTACTGAAGAAGGATCTACGGACATTAATCCTATGGATGATGTTATTGCTCAGTCTAAACTTAGGATAGAACAAGAATATCTTAAGTTAGACCAAAGAGCACAAGCACATAAGGAGAATATGGATAAACGTAGTGCTGATCAAAAAGATAGAGATTTAACTATTAAAGCTAGAAAACCTTTAAAGAAAGTAAACTAACGTAATAACTACTTATACACACTTTACATGATATAAATTCATAAAGTTGTAGAGGTACAATGTTAAATAAACTAATGTGTTTGCATACCTTATATATAAGGTGTATTTTTAATCGAAATAAACATAAAGTAAAACTGTTAATAACAGATAAACTATGACACAAATTATTATTCCTAAGGGAGAAGAAAGTAAAGCAGAACTACCTACAAAGACAGTAGAAGAAATAGCAGCTGAAACAGCAGAAGCAACTAGACTTGCAGAAGAAACAGCAGAAAAGGCTAAATTAGAAGGTGCTGAAGGTGGTGATGAAGGTAAAACTGGTGATGAAGGTTCAACAGAAGTAGACAAAGTTCTTATTGATGAAGTAGAATATACTCTTGATAAGGATGGTAATGCTCTTAAAGAAGATGGTACTATCCATTTAACTAAAGAAGCTCTTGATGCTCTCGAAGCAAGTTCTACAGAAGAAAGTCTAATTACCACTGTTCAAAAACATATCAATGTTATACCAGTTGATGAAACAGGTAAACCAATTGAATATGAAGATTCAGTAGCAGGTGTTGCTAAATATAATTCAGATGTAGCAGTTATTCGTGCTAATCAATTAGCTAAAGATTATATTGATACTTTCTTCAAAAAGAATCCTAATGTATATGGAATGTTCTTACACGAACAAAAGACCGGTACAACAGAAGGATATCAGAGTAAAGTAAGTTGGAAAGATTTCGATATAACTAATGCTACAGAAGATGACCTTAAGACTATTGTTCAAAGGCATCGTAAAGCTTTAGGTGATGATGATGCAACTATCAAATACCTTATTGAAAAACATGTTGCAGAAAAGACTTTGAATAATTATGCTAGTACTTTAGTTAACTCTTATGTTACAGCAGAAGAGAAAGAAGCTACTGAAGCACAGGCACTATTGAAGAAACAAGAAGATGATGCAAAAGAAGAAAATACGAAGTATTGGAATAAGGTTCAGGCTGTTATAACATCAGGCAAAGTGGCTATTGGTGATGAAACAGTAACAATACCTGAAGTATTGAGGGTTAAAGATAAAGGAGTAGTAAAGACTTATACTAGGAATGACTTCTATAAGTATTTATATGATCAAAAAGAATTTACGATTAATAATCAAAAACATATACTTAGTCAACATCAATATGACGAAACAATGGAGATGATGGCTAGAAACGAAAATCACGATATACTTGATGCGTTGAAGAGGTTTCTAAAGAATGATCTATCACAAGTTATTAGTACTACACTGAAAGAACATGAAGTGAGAAAGATTAAATCATTTAGTACTAAGACAGGTAATACTTCTACTACCTCTACACCAACAGGTGGAAAAATCATAATTAAACGTAATTAAACTATTAATAATCTAAGACAATGAGAGAACTTCGTCCTACGGAATACGTAGCCACACAGTATACCGACGAGAATCTTCTGTATCGTAATAAGTTAATTGATCCTGTAGAACTGAAACAAGGTCTTACTTATATGTATGGGAAAGACAGTGATATGTTTCCCCTTACTACTATGACCGAAGGTAACGGTGCTTTTAAAAGTGTTAAGCCTAAAAAACTTAACGATACCCAGTACGTATGGAAAGTAATGGGTCGTATGAAACATACTAGTCGTGTTGTACGTTTGTACGATACGAATGCTGCACCTGGTCTAGGTCATGGTGAATTTAGGGTTGTAATGGAAGATAACTGGCTTCATGCTATGTATTCTGCATTTACTCCTGATCAACAGGATCAAGTACGTGTACAGACTGAGGGTAAAAAGATTGGTGAAAAAGAATGGTTGTATACCTTTGCTCTTATGACAGGGGATGCTGCTAACTTTATTTCGCTTGATAACTTCTTGGAAGGACTTGCTTGGGTTATGGGTGCTACTTCTGTAGCTGCTAGTAAATCAGATGGTACTACTTCTAACTCTATGGTACCTGGAGAATGGACTAACCAGTTCGGTTTCCATAGGTATTCTAAACAGATTGCAGGTAACGTAAGTAATAAAGTTACTAATATTGAATTTGATCTTGAAGGTGGAGGTAAAACTAATCTCTGGATGCCATTTGAAATGGGATTGTGGGAACAGGAAATGCGTCTGTTGAATGAATCCGATCTTTGGTATTCTGAATATAACCGTGATGCTAATGGTGTTATTCACCTGAAAGATCCTGAAACTGGTGAACCTATTCCTAAAGGAGCAGGTGTTAAACAGATTCTTAATTCTGTTAACAACTACGATACCTATTCAATTTTGACTCGTGCAAAGTTGGACAATACTGTTAAATCAGTTTTCAGTAATAGGGTTGACAAAACCCCTATGGAGATTGTTCTCTATACTGGTCGTGGTGGTGCTGAAATGTTTGATCGTGCTATTAGATCAGATGCTGTTGCTAATAACTACTATCAGACACTTGGAGATAAGACTATCTCTGGTGGTAACTATCTTTCTTATGGTGCTTACTTTAACCAGTATCGTACTATAGATAACCGTCTTATTACAATTAAGATTGTTGATCTCTTTGACCAAGGACTTCTTGCAGAACAGCAAAGAGCTAATGGTCAAATGTATGAAGGTTACCCTTGGGAATCTTATAACTTAGTTTTCCTTGATCACTCAGCAACTAGCGATGGTGATAGGAATATCCAACTTGTTGCAGAACAAGGTCGTGAGTATATCACTGGTGTTTATAAAGGTATGACTCCGTTGCCTGGTGCATGGGGTGGTATTCCTAAAGACATTTTGTCTACTCGTAAAGACGTTGCTGCATACGAAGTAATGACATCACAGGGTATTGCATTTACTAACCCAACTACTTCTTTCTGGCTGCAATTCCGGTTAGACTAATTAATAATCTTCGTTATATAAAAGACATATAACTTATAAATAACACACAAAACAATGATCGAGATAAGTCGCAAACTAGAGATAAGATGGAAACTTAATGGTAACTATTTTAAAGATGCCAATAAGGAAGTTTCTAACGAAGTAGCATATGATAGGAAAATTGGACCAACTATTAATGCAGTGAAAGCAATGACTGTTCGAGATAATGAAATGAGGGTACTGATGCCTAGGGTTCTAGGTATCAGCCCTTCTTCTTCTTTCGATATGAATTGGGATAAGGCTGTATCTAATTATTGGAATAGTTTAACTATATATGTTCCATCAGGTGGTTATCCACTTGAGGTCGGATTCAGATTTGATTTCCAAGATAGTAGTAAAATAGTTAAGATTCAAGAACTTCAAAAAGTACTTGAGTTAAAGGTAGATATTACTACCGAAGAACTATTTGCTAAATATGTAATGGATAATGTATCTGAATATGAGAAGTATCTGTATGGTACTCCGATAGACATTCCTAATTATCTACTGTGGAGATATTGTGAGAATTATCGTGATGTTGCAAATACTCCTACTTCTAATAAAGGCTCTAGGGTTAGATTTTATATACATGATGAACTTGCTACTGTTAAAGCTAAGAAAGCAACATTTGCTACTCAGCAAGAAGCAATGAAAGTGTATATCAATCTATTATCAGAGAAACAAAAGAAAAGGGATGTACTATGGGCATTAGGTAAAGGTGGTAAGACAGATGAAATGGACATAGATATGGCTATTGATTTGGAAGCTCGTACTAGACCTGAACAATTCCTTGCCACTGTTAACGATAATAATCTTACTACACGTGCACGTATTGAAAGATATGTTTCAGCAAGTATTCTCCGTAGGATTGATAACTCTTCAATTATTGTTGATGGTAGTGATCCATCAGTAGTAATTGGTAACAATATGGATGATGCTATTACATATTTTACTGTTGAAAATCCAGTTAACAAACAGAATATTTCTAATTATGAAATAAAATATAAAGCTCTAAGAAGTAAAATAAAGTAACTTTAAATAAAAGATCGAACAATGAAACAAATGTTTATTGCAAAAGCCGGTGTTGCATATGCGTCAAAGGTTGGTGGTGGTACCATCGCAGGTGTAGCCGAGATTACTTCCTTAGTAGAAGGAGCAATAGCTGTTTTTACTGAAAATGGTATACTTGTTGCAGGTTCTGAAACAGAATTTGCATCTAAGAGTATCTTTTTTGGTACAATGCGTGATGGAGTACCCGTATTTAGTCGTAGGTTCTATCGTCCTTTGGATTATACTAAACTTGCTTATGTAGCACCTGCTGCTAAAGTAGTTGTAGTTGGTAGTAATACTAATGGCGGAATTACTTATAATTTGAATCTTCCTTCTTCTCCTGTAGTTGGAACATCAGGAAGTGTTATGATCATTGATCGTGCACGCCCTTTTAATGACAAACGTAGGGAAAAGATTTATGAACATACAGCTACTACTGGTGAAACTGCTGCAACTTTTGCTGCTGCTATAATTGCTAAGATTAATGCTGATCCTAAAGGTTTTGTTACTGCTGCTGAAGTTGATGTAACTAATCATGATGGTTTTAAAATTACTGCTGATACAGCAGGTCATGATTTTGCTGTAGCTTGTGGTGGTATTCTTGCTAATGCTGATGTTCTTGAGTATCAGAATATTGTTGTAGCAGGTACCGGTGGTATCGTACAAGGATATAATTCAGGTCTGACTACAGTTGTTGTACAACATAAGACAGGTCGTGGAACTTCTGCTCAAATTCTTGCTACTGAAACAGAATATGCTTCTATGGATGGTGATGGTCCGTTAGCTAAGACTAATCAAAATCTTTATTCATGGGCAAGTGCTGTTGAAGCAGTCAATTATACTACTTACGTAATGAGGTCATCTGTGCCTAATGATAATGTTCTTATCCCTAAGGCAAATATGACTCTTGAGTTCCAACTTGCTATACCTACAACATTATATGATGCAGGTGAAACAGGTACTCTTTTAGATGTGATTCTTCCTGCTTTTGTTGGAGTAACACATAGTCCTGCATAATTTTTGATTTGAAGTAGCTCTAGAAATAGGGCTACTTCTTTATTTTTAAACAACAACTGTTATGAATTGGAAAGAAATGCACATAGGACTTGATCTAGCATTAAGACTAAATCAAAGTCAGTTGTACAATAAGCTATTAGCAGAAGAAAAAGATTATCTTCTCAATAGACAGATATTGAATATGATATTAGATGATGTTAATAGGGAAATTAAACCTAATGATGTTATAACTAATAGCGATATTCGTAACTTTTATAGTATAATTGGACCACTTATTATAAGTGAATCTCGAAGAGATTTTATAAATGGTGATAAATACATTGATATTTCGTTACCTAAAAATACTACAGCAGAAATTAGATCAGGTCAACTTATATCAGGTAGGTCATATAAACTTATTAATCCTGGTACTACTGATCTTGCAAACTTTGGATTACAAAACAATTATGTAGGTTCTGTTTTTACATTTAGTCCTGCCGATAGAGTGTATTCTACAGATGATAATGTTACTTGGCAATTAAATCTTAATATAGGTTGGACTTATGAAATTCTTCGTTTAGATGAAGTAAGTTTTACTGGATATGGAGCAAGTGCTAATCAAGTAGGTGTTCAATTTACATCTAATGCTACTGCTACCCTTACTCATAATGCTATGAGAGAAACTAGACTTAGAGTAGTAGCAGGTTTACCCGCATGGCAAGGTAATACAGCACTTCTTCCTAATAAGTCTTTTGATGTTCTTCAACACCTTACAAGTAGGTCTTTAATAGATACTAACTGTACAATAGGACAAGGTGCTTTAACTAAAGGTAATTTCTACAGAGTTACTGCAGCAGGTACAATTGTAGGTTTAACTGGTTTTGGTTCAGCTTATGATAAAGTTGAAGTAGGATATGTGTTTTTGTGTACTGAATCAGGAACTCCTCTTTGGGCTAGTAGTAGTGTAACTGTTGCTGAATATCGTCAGGCAGAAAATAGACTTGTTATTTATACTGATATTGATGGTATGTTAAATCATAGTTATGGTACAGTAATTAGTTCTCCTTTATGCGTACTGATGGATAATAAACTTAGAGTTTATCATAATAATAAGTTTAGAATCTTTGAAGTACGCATTGATTATATAAGACCTCCTATAAGAATTGATTCAGTAAGTAACATTGATTGTGACTTAGACGAATTGATTCATCCTGATATTGTAGATAAGACTGCTAATTATGCAGCTGCTACATTTGCTGCTGGTTCTTATCAACATCTTAAAAATGAGGATAAATAATGGCATATACTACGACAGTATTAGATAGTGGTAATCTATCTATATCAGCAGGTTTAAATAATTTAACTGTTTCTATTAGAAAAGCTACTATGCTTAATACATGGAAACTTTATGCAGACGACTTTGTTATTACTGCAGGTAATGATTTTGTATCTTCTTACGATGATGGTGTATATGATTATACTGTAGTTGAATCTGCTGTTGTATCAGGATTTTATCATATCGCATATAGAGATATTAAAGCTGCATTAACTACTAAAGTATTAACTGTATTAAATTATCCTACTAGGTTAAGTACCTTTAATACTGATCAATATGATTTTATTGCATTAACTTTATTAGGTATTACTTATTTTGGAATAAGTGATCTTCCTGTTACCGATTGGTCAGCGGATAGAGCTACTATCCCAGGATACTTAATTCCTATTAATAATGCAATTTACGATTCAGTTAAATATTTAAGTACATTTACTAACGCTTATAGACTACAACAATGATAGATATATCATTTGTTTCTCCAATAAATAATCTATTTGCTATAGACAATAATCTAATAGCAGATAGTAATGTTGTACGTAGGGAAGTTGAAAGAGATAATGGAATTGGTAATCCTACAAAAGAATGTTTGATTGTTGCTATGTCTATGTTGTGTGCTAGTATTACTATTGATTACGACAGAAATACAACTAATACTTACTCTGACTATGACACACAATATGACTTTGAAACAATTAATAAAACATTACAGTTATTCAATATGGATATCTCGATGTTCTTCACTTATTTCAACCTATTTAACTAAACGTAAAACTATGGCATTAACTAAATCAGATAAAGAAGATATTGCAAAGATGCATGAATCTACTATTAAGATCATGACATTGATGCTTAAAAATGTTGAAAATAAACTTGACACTAATATTGCACAAACTGCTAAGATTAATGGTTCAGTTGCTAGACACGAAGAACTTTTAAATAAACTTAAATTTGAAGCACCACATGAAATTAGTACTTGTCCTCAAAGAGATGTTATTCAAAATATACTTAACGATAGAATTACTAGTGACAAATTAAGTAAAATGATTAAAAATACAATTATTATTGTTAGTGCAATTACAGGTATTGTAAGTACAATAGTTGCAACACTCGTAACATTATCACAAACACAAAACTAATGGCAACATTAAATAAGATTGCTACTCAAATTGCAGATGGAATGGGCAGACCTTTCGATGAAATGCTACACGCAAGATTGAAAGATATTATTGTACAAGAGGCTGCTACATTACTTCAACAGACTATGGATAAAGATGGTGTTGATAGAGAATACCGTCAAACATATATAGTTGATATGAAGATAGTACCAGCAGATGAAACAAATTTAAGTAGCAATCTTACTATTTTAAGAAGTATTAATAAAATACCAACTCCTATTAGATTTAAGAACTTCACACCATTTATTTATGTAGGTAGTAAAGATGGTTCATTTCCATATCTATTTACTAACTTTTATTCAGCTAGTCTACAAAAGTATTTACCAATGATTGGTGAACAAATTAGTTATGATTATATTGATAAGTATTTGTATATCTTTAATAATGTTAAACTAGAACAAGTAAGAAGTGATGCTATTTATCCTAGAAACATAATGGATAATTATAGAGCAGAAAATACTGATATATCAGGTGTATGTTTTGCAGATGATATGGAGTTTCCATTACCTATGGATTTAGTTAATGTGCTTATTCAAAAGATACAAACTAATGTATTAGGTCGTACAGAAGATACATTACCAGTTCCTAAAACACACTTAGATATAGAATAATGTTACAAGTAAAAGACATGTATGTAGCTTATATAGCTTGGCTAGACAATAGACATAAGAAGTCTACTATTGTACTAGAAAAGTTAAATAGTGCTATAGATTATGTTAATCTACAGTTACTTAAATTTATTCCATTCTTAGAGAGTAATGGGTATGATACTAGACATGTATTAGGACATTGTTTTATTAAAGAAAATAATAGTTTAAGTATTTCACAATTACCTTTAAACGGTGATCCTGTTAAACAAGAACAAGTAAAGTTCTATCTAATTAAGAAATATACATTATTAAAGAGAATTAGTAAAGCACAAGAAATACAAAATTCATTAAGTGGATTGAATATTCCTTATAACTTATTTCAAGTTATAATAAGTAGGTATAATGAAGCAATGGTTTCACTAATACTTAAAGGTTCTATTTATCCAATGGGTAATCATCTAGGTAATATGTTAATTACTCGTAAAGAAAGAGTAACATATATTGATCCTAGTAGAGGAACTGTTACTAGAAATATTAATTGGCATGAATCTAAAAAATATAGAGAATATTTAATATCACAAGGTATTATACCTTATGATAAAGAAACTGCTCCTGATGGAGAAAAATGGTTTGTCTATCATAATGAACCATATACATTTTGGTTTACTTGGCATCCTAGTCCATATATGGCTAATAAAAGAATAGCTAAGTTTACTCCAACTAACTTTATTAATACAGAAACTAGATCACATGAAGAACTTGTAGCTAGTACTTATTCTGTAGATGAAATAATCAATAATCCTTATTTAGGTAATAGGGATAAACTACAGGTGATAGTTAAGACTCACCCTAGTTTCGGACAGAATTATAAACTCATAACATATAACTAAAATGGAAGAATTTAACTTACCTAGTGTAGCATATCCTATTGGAGATACTGATTTAAATTTCAGAAGAAAAGTTATAGAAAACTTTAAAGAAGTTGAATCTAGACTTGGTGCTGTTTCTCAAATAGTTATATCGCATGGAAACTTAATAACAGCAAGGGATGCTAAAGGTTTAGCAGCAGGAGCATATTATGTAATTTCTGATTTTAAAACTATAGAACTTGCACATGGTTCTACTACTGAAATTATTCAAGGAGAACTTGAGACTCTTGTTTTAACTGCAACTAGTACTGATACTTTTTCTCCTATTGTAAGTAGTGTTGAACATCCAACAGATATTATATTTTATGACGTTGATAATGTTCTTGCTGAAGATGGTACTACAGCAAGAAAAGGTAGGATAACTCGTAGAACAGATAAAAATGGTAACTCAACTCCCTGGGATTTTAGGAATGTGAAGCATAAGATGATCATGCTTGAAGCACCTGAATATAATAATGCACTTGAATATGCTAATGGAAGATTAGTAAAAGTAACTGCTCAGGGATGGATTTATAAAGCATCTAATAGAGGTGACTTAGCAAGTCCTTCTGGGAATGCTCCTATTGCTGGAAGTAAATATTGGATTAAGTACTTACCTATTGATTCTCCTCTATTACTCAAAGAATTACTTGCAGGAGCACGTACTACAAATATTGGGACAGTAGTAAATACCGGAGTAACTTATGGTACACCTTTCTATTGCTATACATTTTCAGATGATATATATGAAGAAAATTCAGCAAGTTTTGAAAATTGTGTAATTGGGGATAATTCTTCAAACATTGTATTCTTACCTAATGGTGGTGTTTACAGTAATATTCAGATTGGAGCTAACAGTCAAAATTTAAGATTTGGCGGAAGTGGTATTAATGTTAGTTTTCCAACAGGAGCTTCAAATAATATTTTCTATGGTGAAATTAACAATAGCTTGTTGTCAGGTATTATAAGTAACAATGTAATAGGCACTTTTGGAGCTTCAACAGTGAATGGTATATTCCAAGGAAATACTATTCTTGGAGCAAGTACTGGTTGTAATTTTATGAGTGAAACTGTTTATAACAGTATTGACTTTATAAACAATGGTTATGTTGGTAGTGATCTTTGGGGTTGTAGAATAATTACATTATCTTACTTTAATATTGGGTATAGGTGTACTGATTCTTTTTTAGGATTGGTTACTAAATTCACTACTCTTGGAGCATTATATAATTCAACAATAGGAGTTACTTCTGCCACTAATGTGACTATAATTGGTGAGGCTAATGAAACAATTTTTCCAGATGAAATAACAAATTGTATCATTGAAGTATTTACTGAATATGGAGTTTCATTTAGTGTAGGACAAATTGCATTGTTATCAGATGCAGATCATAAAAAAGTAATTGGTGATGATAATGCTGTTTTTGTGATTAAAAGAAAAATCGGAGCTGGAGCTGAAGAAATAACCTTATAATCTTACAACAATGATAAATCATACAATAAATCACAATGTAGCTACTGCTAGTAATGGTGAAATACTTCAATATCAAGTACAACATTCTAATATTAGTTTAGCGTTTAATCAAACTAATTTAAATGCAGCTGTATTAATTAGTTTTCATTGGAGCAATAATGGTACTAACAAAGCACCTTTAGTAGATAATGCAGGAGATGCTATTACATTAACTATACCTAGTGGTGCAACTGGTACTGTAGGTATTATGTTAACTAATGTAGGTGGACAATTTCTACACATAAGTGTTGATAAACAATCAGCTACTGTAGGAATTATTACTACTATTAATTCACATTCAGTTTAAGTTATGAAAAGTGTAGCTATAGATTGTGCAATAAATGTTGCTATATATGTAGCAAGGAACAGTATTAGTGGAAACATTAATATTGCTCCTGCTATAACTAATGTAGTTACAGGTAGTATTACAGATACTACTTTTACAATATCTGCTGATATAGCTCCTAATGAATTAGAAACAACTGTAGTTCTTCATTATGGATTAACTCCATCAATGACTGAAGTTCCTATTGCATTTCCTGAATCTCCCATAGCAGGTGAAACTGAAACACAAGCTGTTTCATTAACACTTACGGGACTTCTTCCTTATAAGAGATACTTCTTTAGGATTGTTGCTACAAGTAGTGTAGGTTCTACTTATGTCAATGGTAATGTAATTACTCTTGAACCTGTAGAACTTACTGATGGGAATTGGGTAGCTCAGTATGATGCTGAATATGAAAAGAATGTACCTTTAGGTACAAATAATGCCTATGTTGCTGAACTAAGGGATAAACAATTTGATTGCGCTCTTGGGCAAGAACTTAATCCTCAACCATTATTTGATGCTTCTACAGGTTGGACTTTAGCAGCAGGTATAGCAATTGCAGGTGGTAATCTTGAATTTACGAATGTTGCAAATAATACCAATGCTTACTTTATTGTTAATCCAACTACTGAAAGAGTAAGTGGGCCATATAGACTTGAAATGCCTGGAATATCAGGAAGAGTTGGCACTATTTCAGTAGTTTCAAATTCAAGTGCTTACTCCGCAGGTGCTACATTTACTATTCCTGATGGAGATTTTGCTAAAGATGTTTGCATGGTTTCTAACGGAGTATTTTATTTGAGAGCATTAGGTGGTGGGTCTTATGGTATATTTCCTGCTTTATCATTCAAAAGAATACTTGGTAATCATGCTTGGGGTAGTACAGCTAATTCATTTCCATTAAAGAATACAAATAAACTTGAATTTGATGGCAGTAATGACAGACTTACGACACAGAGTTTGACTGCTATTGGAACTGTTTATGCTTTTGTAAGAAGAGTTGGAACTGATGCTGAATTGGTAATGCGTAATGATTTAACAGGATGGGGTAACTTTACTTCACCTGTTCTCTATATAGGTGGTAATGATACAACTACTTATTATACCATACATCTTCGTAGATTATGGATAAGAAGTGTAACTGATGATGCAGGGATTATCTCTAAACTTAATGAATGGTTTAGTAGGGATTCTTATAATGTTCCACCTTTAGGGGAAGGATATCTTGCAACTGGAATTTGGGATGATACTGCTGTTGCCAAGGATACAGCTATTCCTGTAACAATTTAAAACGATAACACAATGCCAAAATATAGAACAATGGCTGCTGGTAATGGTATCACAGGGCCAACCGGAGAAGAATACAGGGAGTTAATTAATGACTTCATTCCAAATGATACCTATATAGTTGAGTCTGACTTTGTATGGACTACAGGTAATTTAGCAAATTATCCAAATAGGGTATTGAAGATTACTCATACTTTTGCTCTTGGTTCTGCAAGTTTTACTTTGCCAGCAGGTTGTACACTTCAGTTTGAAGGTGGTAGTATTGCTACAACAGGTACAATTACAGGAGCAGGAAGTAGGATTGTTAATATTCCTAATCTTCAATGTTTTTCTGTTGATGTTATATTTGCAGGAACATGGATAGAAACTGAATGTAATTTCCAATGGTTTGGAGCTAAATCAGTACCTACGAGAACTACTTACACTAATGAGTGTAGTGCAGCTATTAATAAGGCTGTAAACTCTCCATTTGGTGTAGACCCTATACCCGGAATTTATTATATTACAAGTCCTATTATATATACTAAACCTAAAGGTATCTTTATGGGTTCTCCGGTTATGGAGAATACAGGAGATGGTTCATTGGTTAATGCTATTATTCCTGACCAAGTAAGGTTTATTACTGACCAAAATATTAATGTGTTTGAAATTCGTACAGACCAATTATATTTAACAGGTGGTGTAATAGATGTACGTGGAGTTAGTTTTTTCACAAAAGATGCGATTAGGGCACAAGCTCAATATTGTAGAATCCTTTCTTGTAAGATATACATGGGAGTTGTTGGTAGTATGACTGCTACACAACAATTAGGAGCTTCAGGTAAAGCTTTTCATTGGGATATGACTGATAATACAGTATATGGTTGTATGCACAACATGGATTTAAAAATGTATATAAGTTGTATTCCTTACGGCATTTACATTGATGATTCTTCTACAGGACATTCGAGTACAAATATGGGGGCAAATAGTTTCCATGCAGTAGCAGATGGTTTGTCAAACAAGAGGTATATTAGATTATACTGAACAAGATATGTATCAAGCTGAATTTACAGGTGGTAATATTTTGAACATCTTCAATTGGGATATTGCAGCAAGAGATTATCTTTATGCTGGCGGTTATTATCCAAGTAGGGGTACTTTGCTTAGGGGAGATAAAAATTACCTGATAGGTGCTTCACTTAAAAATGCTTTTACCTATGAAAATCCTTTACATCAGGCTGCACCTCTCTTTCCTATTACCCATAAAAGCCAAATGGCTGTACTTGCTCAAAAACTAAACAAATCTAATTTTATAAGTGAACTTAATAATTTTTTAATTGGGTGGCATCAAAAAGGAACAGTAACTGTAAAAGCTCATAGCGGTGCAACTATTGATTTTGATAGTGTAACTCCTACAATTGGAAGTGAAGCTGAAACAGCTAATGTTGTAATTAGTAATGCTCATAGCTTGTTTACTTTAATGGGTTATTCAACATATTATCAATTTAATGCTGGTTCTGATTTAGATAAAGACTTTATTGAAATTGCTTTAACAGGTAAAACTATTCAAGGTAGAAATGCCTACGTTGCTATATCAGGAACTCAAACAGGTATTAAGCGTGTTCAAGTAATTGGTTTTAAAAGTGCAGGTAATCCTGATATTTTCAATTCAGTCATTAGTGCTTCTGATATTAATTCTGAAAAGGTATTTGTATTTCCTTTGCCTTCTACTACTTATACCAGTATGGCAATCAGGCTAATTGGTTGTCGTCAAACTTCTGATGTTATCTACATTAATGATATTGCTGTTGAACGTGGTGGTGTAACAGAAGGGCATAATTTTGTTCCTGCTACTTCTGCACCAAAAGGAGTAGTTCACGCATTTCTTAATCAATCAGGAACAAGTGATGGAACTGTAACAACATTCCTTAACTCTCTTTACAATTCAGGATTGGGTTTATTTACTCCTACTTTAACCAGACACGGTGTAGGTGTTTACAGATTTAATATGAGTGACAGATTTCCAACAGGTAAAACAATGCCTTCTGATACTTTAATTATTTACAATCCTCGGGGCAGGGTTGAAATAACTCTAAATGGGAATAGCAGGTATGATATTCTTACTTTTAATACTTCTGGTGTTGCTTCTGATGGTATTTTAGTTAATCATCCCATGATTATTAATACATACTGGTAATGGACTTGCTAACAGTTCTAATGG